GTGATATATTGAAGAATGTAAACTATAAGTTAGTACATAAACAAGCTAAATTAATTCTTAAAAACCGGTAACCCATGAAGAAGCATACCCCATACTCATATTGTATATTTTACCTTGAAAGGAAGTACTGTGATAAAATTAATAAAGAACTCAAAGAAAAGGGGTATGACCAAATCAAGGCAATTATTCCTATGGTAAACGTATTAAGAAAAACCACAAAAGGTAAGATGGTATTCGAAGAAGTACCAGTATTATTCAATTATGGTTTTATGAGAATGCCTACTAAATTAGCATTCTCAAGGCCATTTCTTAATAAGTTACGTAGGAATATATCGGGTATCAGAACTTGGTTACGTAATACTGAGACAATGCACCCAAGAAAGAAAAAGGTAAGGATTGACAATGCCGAAGACTTTGATGATTTTTCTTTAGTGGCTACTTGTAGTAGAAAAGAAGTAAGGCGATTTAAACGTATTGCTAGAGAGAATAAGAAGTTTTCAGTGGATGATTTAGTCAATGTAAAGCCTGGAGATTACTTAGTATTACGGGGTTATCCTTATGAGGGAGTAGATGCTACAGTATTAGAGGTTGACCATCTTTGTAAAAGAGTAAAAGTTCTTATATACCCTGAAATGGGAAGAATGGAAGTATGGTTACCTTTTGACAACGTTATCTATAGTGTATATTTAAATCATGACCCAGATAAGCTTTATGCTAATTCTGGGGAATATGACCCTAATCAGATAACCAATGAAGCAATTGATAGTATAATGAGATATAGGAGAATTTAATGTTATGAATGAAGCTCAACAAAAAGCCTGGAGTTGTTTAATTGATAAAGAACAACAATCATTATTCCTTCAACTATCAGAAAGTAAATCTTCATGGGAAGCTGGTGAAATTTTAAAGTTATCTCATTACAAGTATCTTGAAATCCGGGAACGGTCAGAGAAATTCTTTAGGCTATTCTCGGATTTTTTTGAGAAACACACTTCTATTTTTCGACCAGATTGCCCCTGTGAGAGGAATTTCCAAGATTATATGGAGGGATGTTTAGAGAAACGATTAAAAAGAAAAGAAGCAAGCTTATTCACAGGAGACTCAGCTCAATTACTCCCAAAGGTAAACTCTAAAAATATAGAGAGAAACATGAAGAGGTTAAAGGAGTCTGAGGATGAATGGGACATAGATACTCTAAGATTAATTCTTGAATTTGATAGGTGGAATAACTTTAGAATACTTCCAAGGATGCTACAACAGCCATCTGCATTTAAAAGGCGGTCGAATAAGAAGGATAAGATATATATCAAATACCTACTTAATAGGGTACCGGATTGGATGCACACTAAACTCAAGGAAAGGTTTAGGTATAAAGTAAAACCTGGAAAGAAAAAGTATTGGGTAGCTTTAATATCTGAGGACCTATATACTGATGGTTATCTATTGTTACCAGTAAGACCTTTGGATGAAGTAGTAGATGAATTCAGTAGATTTTACATGTATGTATTCAAAACTAAAGATGATGCTGATACCTTTGGTTTTATGGTATCTAAGTTTATGATTAAAACCGAATCTGTTAAGCTTGGACAAAAATTCTGGCCAGAGTACCGTTGCTGTGTGGAAAAAGCAGTAAACTATAATCAAGTGAACAACATAGAATTCAATATTAAGAAATTGGATATGGCTTATAACACACATATCAAGAGAAAGCATAAAAAACCTAAATCCACTGCTGCGAACCGAGCAAAAACCTCGGATTTTTATAAAAATAAATAGAGAAATAAAATAAGATTAAATTATTTATTCTTATATTTGCAAAGAAAATAAATGAATACTTTAAAAATATTGATGATATGGCAAAAAAGAGTAGAAAAGACATGAAAGCTCCATCCAAGGAGAAATCAAATTTCCTTGGTGCTTCTGGGAGAAACATGACTTATAAGGATTTAAAGAGAAAGGCTATCATATTAGGGATGCCTTTCCCTGATGCTTGTTCTGCTGGGGTATTTGACTTATTACATTATATCAATGTATCAGAAGAAAAGCCCGATAAATCGTTAATCGATAAATATGACGATTGGATGGATAAGCAATTAGAAAATATTGGGTATTCGAAAGATGACCCATTAAGAAATTCTCGATTAAGGCTTGGGTTTCTCGGAGAAGAAGGGGAAAATGGGCAAAGAAGAACCAAACGAGTTCCTGGGATAAAGAAACCTCGAGAAAAGAAACCACCAAGAGAGAGGGATGAATTTAATCTTATCAAGGGTACAAAGAAATCTTATGTATTCGAATTAACTGCAAAAGGTTTTGAACTTGATAGAGTTATTCGGAGAATGAAAAAGAAATTCCCTGAAGCAAATGAGAAATCTATCAATCTTTGGTATAGAATGGCAAAGAGGAATATAAATGGTAAAACTAAAGGAAAGTAACAACGGACCCATACGACCAGATAGATATTATATATGGACTTGGAGACCAGATACTACCAATAAGATTGTTACTGAAAAGAAATTATATAGGAAACATCTAACCGGTATACCATACTTTACTAGACACCAAGTAAAGGTTACCTTAGTTTATCTTTATGGTGTAGATGTTCTTCAATATATCCATATAATATCTGGGAGGAAACTTATAAAACAAGGCATTAGAGAATTATCCGATATGAATGGTAAACTTCTTAAAAAGGGTAGTACTAAATTCTGGTTTAAGGGTAAATTCGTAAAAGCAAGGAAGTTCATAATGCCCGATGAATATCACATAGATAAACACCGACGAAGAAGATTTATGGTACAAATGCACCGAGTCTTTAAGTCTAAAGGAAAAAAGGAATTCAATGAAAGGTACTCAATCAAACTCTATGGACAACGGCAAGGCATATCTCCCAAGTATACAAGGCAAAAGAGATTACAAATCAATCTTGCTATCCTACAGGATTTACAACAGGCTGAGTCAAGAGGAGAAACATAAATTCAATTTGTTATTCCTGCAGTATCCCCCATTGGTAGGTTCATTGGCTTTATATTTAAGAAAGAAGATGAACATCCCAATACAAAAGGTACTATTTATCAAAGCACAAAGGGATATGCTTGAAATATTCGATGAGGCATCACTTAAATTTTTAGGGTATTTGCCTAAAGAAAGGTTTATTAAGAAGTCTCTATTATTTCAAGGGTTTGTTCCATTAGAGAGTATTAAACTTAGAAGGTCTTATGCTTATATAATGACAAATAGGATGATAGAAAATAAAATATGGGTCTACCCAATTCGATTATCCGATAACTATAAAACAATGATAAAAGGGAAATACAAATCTTATACCGAAGTATTTGGGAAGGTGGGTATTCCTGGGATAACTAAAATTAAATACAGCAATGAATAACGAAGGTTTTAAAATCACGGCTCATCAACCAGCAAACCCATTTGCAGGTAAGAAGTTTAAGATAGTCACTTACCAAGGTGACAATGAACTTACCTCTCAGGCAATAACCATTGAATCTCAATTAGAATTAAAGACAACTCTAGATGAGATAAAACAATTCAATATTGCTCAGGAGGAATTATTAAAATCTGGGTATTCTCAGAAATCCATACTGGTAAAGAAACTTATAACAGAGTGATATATTATAAAATTATTAACTAACTTAAACATTACGAAAATGGCTAAGAAGAAAAAAGAAGTGGAACTGAAAGAAGTTTCCAGAACAGAAATCAATGGTGCAATCATCATTAAGTACGAAGACGGCTCAGTAAAGATTATCCCTGCTCCTATCATGCTTTCTGCCGAAGAAGCCGAAGACCTTTTCGGTTCTGAATCAGAAGACGATGAGGGAGAAGAGGAAGAATCAGAAGACGATGATGATGATTCCGATGACGAAGACGATGAAGAAGAGGAATCGGATGATGAGGATGACGATGAGGATGATTCCGAAGAAGATGAGGATGATTCCGAAGAAGATGAGGACGATGACGACTCTGAGGAGGAAGAAGACGATGAAGAAGAGGAACTGACCGGTGAAGAACTTGCCGAAATGGACTTCGAAGAACTTGAGGATGTCTGCGACGACAAAGATCTTGAAACTGACCCAGACGATTACGATGAAGACGACATCGAAAAACTCCGTAAAGCAATTGCCAAAGAACTCGATCTCAAATTGCCGGCAAAGAAAGAAGCCAAAGGTAAAGGCAAGAAAGGGAAAAAGTAATCTGGTAACTGTATTCAAGATTTAAAAGAAGGTAGGGAAATTCCCCTACCTTCACTATCAACTATTAATAAACGTAGAAGTTTACTTATAATAACCATTAACTTATAAAAATTATGGCAACAAAGAAATCAGACTCCAAGAAGAAAGGAGATAAGGAAAAAGACCCCGAAAAAGAAGCTAAACGTAAAGCTCGTCAAGAGGCACTCAAGAATCGGCCGGCTGAACAACGCCCTAACAGCAAGCAAATCGACGTTATTGCCATTAACGACAAATCCAAGGTAATGAACTTTGGTTATGCCGTTAAGAACAAGGAAGGCTATCAGGGTGTAGTGGTTACTTCTGTATTGGTTACGGATGGCAAACCGGTATCAACTTCAGTTTCATTCGTTCCGGGAACTCTTACCGTTAAGTCTAAGAAAGGACATGGCGTTATTTGTTCTCCGAAAAACAAAAAGGCTAAGGAAGAAGAAGAGGAAGAATCAGAAGATTAAACTCTAACTTACTAACTACTATCCCATATGTCTGCTATATAAATTTAGAGTTTAAGTTCATATGAATAACATCTACACTTAGGACGTTGTTCAGCCAAAAGCTCATTGCCTGCGAAGGTAGTGGGCTTTAATTTTTTATACCCATGGAAGAAGATAAATTAGCAATTCGAAAGAATATTCGAATACTTGCATTGGATAATCTAATAAATACTTATACTGATGCACTAGAAGATAAAGAATTAAACCTGGGACCAGATGAAAGGGAACTTGCAATCAATATAATAAATGAGGCAAGAGAAATGCTATCAGAAGAAACTCAGGAAGTATCTAACCAAGTAATGCAAAGACCCAAATGGAAAAAGACTTAAGATTATTAGTGGGAAACATTAATCAAACTCTCAGAGAATTAGATTATGTTTCGTACCTTAAAAAGGTAGCTCTTAGTAAGGGTAAGAAAGGCGAATACCAATCCCATAGGTTGAAGAGTAATTATCTGAAAAGAAAACTCATATCTCTTAAAGGAGCCTTGAATAAAAAACTTCATGGGACTTATATTGTTGCCCAATTTAATTTTATAAGGGGGGAACAGAAAGAAACTTTTGAACAAACTTTTACGGACTTATCTCAGAAAGAGGTAGAAGATATACTTCAACTCGAGGCAGTTTTAAAACAATGCAGTTTAGAAATCCTAGAAATTAAAGAAATCCCAACCCAAATTAGGAAGGTATAACTATGGTATTATGTAAATAGGAAATTCAATTATTCACCTAATATAAATGAAAATGGCTAAGAAAACAGAAAAGAAGAGTAAATCGGAATCCAAGACTCCGGAACTCACAAAGGCTAAGAAAGCTTTGGATGCTTACCTTAAAGAGAACAAGTTGGACCCTACTAAGGATTGGACCAAAGACAAGAAACATGGTAAAAAGGTTACCGAACTTGTAAACAAGCTCAATAAGGAAAGAGACAAAGTTGCTGCTGCCTATCCTGAAGCTGACCAAGAGAACAACAAGAAATTGGTAAAACTCCAGGAAAAAGAGAAGAAGGAAAAAGCTGAGAAGAAGGCTGCCAAAGAGAAAAAGGAAAAGAAAGGAAATGGTGGTAGAACAGCTACCAAATACGATTATCCTCTCATCGATGGCAGAGAAATGACTTCGGCTGAGAAGAAAAAATATCGTATGGAGCAAAGAAAACTTGCTTCAGGTAAGGCTCCCAAGGAGGAAAAGGAAACTAAGAAAAAGAAGGAAGAAAAGGTAAAAGAAAAACCGGCTTCCGATAAGAAAGATAAGAAGGCCAAAGACAAGAAGAAAAAGAAGGCCGCTAAAGAAGAAGATTAATAAGAGCACTTTTTACTTTTACTTATCATATTTTTGAGTATTCGTTAATAATGGTAGAAGGCCTGGCAATATAAAAATTGTTCAGGCCTTTTATTTTCTAATTAAGTCGAAAATGGAACAAGAAGTATATAAACCAAAACTTAGAATCACTACACTATCAGAGAATGGTACCCCATTATCCGATAGGTTGGTAGATGCCTATACCGAGATGAATTCAGGTCCAAAGGTACAGCATAACGGTCCCATAAGAGTAGAAGTAACTCTTACTAATAAACAAGATATTGATAACTTCAAAGAATACTTAGATAGGTTATCTGGTACATTGCCTGCTAAGGCACCTAATGTTGGCAGAGGAAGACCTGCAGGGTCTACAACTAAGGAATTGGAATCACCAAGGGAGGACATTCTTGCAGATGTAGAGAAAATGATTGAAGAGGGTAAAAGCCAACAAGATATTATTAAATATCTTAGGGGATTGGGATTTGTATTTATCCTTACTGAGGACTTTCTATTTCACTTTCCTGGATTTGAGTTTAATAAAAAAGATGTTGGAGAAGCAACCGACAATAAGCAATATCCCAATTCATTCTCTTGGATGGCAAGATGTATCAAACGAGCTAAGGACCCAAAAGCAGATAAATTTGACCCAATGATCATCTTTGGTTTTAGTATCCTTAATGGACCATCAAAAAAGATTATCCCCTATCTCTATAAGGAAAGGAAGAAACCATTAAGGGCCCAAGTTGGTAAAAACGTAATCTCCTTCTCTCAGGCAGAATTCACTAAACTTCCAAAGTATATGTTAGAATCCGAAAGGATTAAGTTCTCTACTGAACAGAGACAATTGCTTTTAAGTCCCGAAAAGAAGCCTTCTAAATTCTTCCTAAGATGGGTAAACGATGCTATATTTCCAGACTCCATAAAGGAAAAGATGGAAGAAATCAAGAACCGCTAACACTTACCTCCGTATTTATTAAAAGAGTATTTTATATAAAATAATTTTAGTATATTTGCATAAAGAAAATTTAATTATGGACAAGGAAACAAAAGACATCGTAAAGCTCATTGCTGGTATTCAGATTGAATCACTCAACTCAATCAAAGAGGACGTTAAAAATGGAAATGATATTGCCCAAGACTTAATCAAAAAACTCCTTCAGATTGAGGATGACGAAATAATTCGAGCACTAGATGAGCACATTGAATTATACGTGGAAATCGAGAATACTCCTCAACTGATAAATATACTAAGTGAATACCAAATGCTGGTATGCTCTCACATATTATTCAGAATGGAAGATGAATGGGTACATACTAATTCTCAGGGAGTACTTGGTACCTGGGCAATCTTCCAGAGGGCAAATCTCAAATTCCACCCAGAACTAACACTTTTAAAATTTTAATATAGACATGGAAAAGAACGAATACTTAGAATCAGTAGAAATGAACACCGGAGTCGAAATGATTCCCTGCGAATCCTCTAACATTGAGGGCTTTGGTTATGACTCCAAGAAAAAACAACTTTGGGTTGCTTTTAAGGGTAATCGAGTTTATCGCTATGATGATGTACCTTATGAAATCTGCAACGGTTTACATCAAGCAGAATCAAAAGGTAAATACCTTGCAAAGAACATCAAAAATAAATTCGAAACTACAGGTTATGAACTCAGAAACTAAATTCATATTGGGCCTGGTAACCCTGGGGGCAGTGATTTACTTTATTGGTGAGAATAGAACTCATCAAGTAGAAGTGAGCACTGCTCCTTCTCGTTTTGAAAGTCCAATAACCAAGTTAATCTCTCTTCAAGATAGCATGGGTATTAAACCAAAAGAAAGGGAGCAAAAGAAACAATGGTATAAGTATAGGGTAGAAATAGAAACTATTCCAGAAAATCAAATCTATAAGATTGAGAAATCCGGATACCAGCAATATGAAGTTTCTAGATTGGGTGAAACTTATTCCTATGTAACCTACGAATTTACCTCAGACAAGGTAATGACTACTCAAGAAGCCTATGACTTCGTAAAGAAATATCCTGAAAGATGTACAAGGGTACCCAATACATCACAAGATAACATTTACGATAAATATAACGAGGATTATGAAGATTACATAAATGACCCGGAGGACGAAATTAACTATCCTCCAGAGGTCTTTGACTTCCTAGCCGATTAACCCGAGCAAATAGAAAATAATTCAAATAAAATTTTTCTATTTAAAATAAAGTCCTTATATTTGTATCAGAAAAAGAAATTAATCATTTTACTAACATTTTAAATATAGACGTTATGAAAAAGAATGAATCAAAGGTTACTAACCTGGTTGCAACTAAGGTTGCCGAACAACTTGAAGGAATTAAAAATTCTAAGACTGCTAAGGCTTCTGCTCCTAAGGCCAAAAAGACTAAAAAGGAATTGGTACAAGATGCTCAAGAAGCTGCCACTAATTTTGCCAATGCCAAATTGGTAGAACTCTCTCCTAAAACCAAAACTTCCAAAAAGGAACAGGTTGTCAAGGAAGTTAAGGAACAACAAAAACCATCCATCATCGAACAGGTAATTTCTAATCGGGAAGTTAAATACGTATATCCTGCAGACGTAGTTGATACTCTTGCTCGGAAGAAATGGAGACAACAAACTCGAAACGAACTCCATCGATTGGAACTTGCAATGGCTCGTATCAAGGACCAGAACTCTAAGGAATTCAAGGCTGCGGCTAAAGCCTATGAGGACTTTAAAAAGAAGGTCCTCAAACCAGAACAAGTTGCATAAACCTTTATTAACCAGGTGCCCGGGATAATTACCTGGGCATCTCAATTCATACAAAATGGATTACACTATCTTCTCTGATAAAGAGATGCTTAAGCAGGACAAAGAATTGGTAGAATTACATAAACGATGTTGTAAGTCCTATCTAATCCAACATTCACTTAAGCACTCCAAGATTAAGAAGTTCTTTATCGTTTACGATTGGTATATAAATACCAATAACGTAAGGAATTTCTTTTTCAGGCCTATAAGCCTTTTCATTCAGGCATTGCTTTTAGGGCAACTTGATGAAATATCCGATTACATTAATCCTAACAAAAATGGAAAACGAAAAAAGAAACGAACCCGAAAAGTATAACGTACTTTATTGCAAAGGCAAATATCAGTATAAATCTAAATATCCCCAAATAGAAACTAAACATAGGGTTATCTATGCAGGGCCAGTAGAACCCATGGCACCCATCTGGGATAACATATCAGATATATTAAGGAAATCTGATAGGATTTGTACTGAATCTCGAAGAGAATTAAAGAAGTTAGAGGAACGTTCACAGAATAACCTTTACTTCAAGAAAAAGGGTATTACTCATATAATCGTATACAAATGTTTAGAGAAATAGTTAAAGACCTATATATAGGCAAATCTAAGTTAACCATAGAATGTAACCAAAAGGAAATACCCCAAACTACTCTGGTTCAGGATGTATTACAGAATACTGGGTTTACAGGTAATATGCCCGACTACGGTACCTATGGTAATTTCAAGGATGGGAAATTTGAGATTACTCCAATGATGCCTAAGCATTGCTTATTTATTACTGGAGTACCCAAAGGGGCAATCCTTGATAATTTCAGAGTTAGAAGAACATATTGGTCCTCTTATTATGAGGATGATGTAAGAGGGTACTTATTTCAGATTACAGATGAAAGTATACCTCGTTTAATAATCACAAACTAAATCTATATGGAAGCAATCGATTACGTAAAATTATTTAAACTCGACCAAGAGAATTATGACTTTAAAAGGGAAGAGTTTATATCCGAATTAGGTAAAGAATTTCTAGATTATTGCCAAACTACCACAATTGGGGTAGATAAAAAGACTGGCAATATATACTACTACCGATTTAGGGAAATAGTTAAGAATTTCGAAACTAAATTCTGGGCAATCTCAGAACTTAAAATAGGGGAACCATTAACCCAGAAATTATGGAATGCCTTTTTCGCTACTCAGGTAGTTCCTTTAAGGCAAAGGTTATTCCCAAAGGTTCAGAAATTAATCGAAGAGCAAAAAGGGATAACCAATAACCGTAGTAAACAAGACAAAAAACCTACGAACCATAAAAAGGCAAACTATGGCAAGGGAAATCACAGACCTGCATGGGAATAAATTTAAGGTAGGAGATTATAAACTTTGCCTTAAAATCCCCATAACAGGAAAAGGTAATTTGATATTCACCAGGGACTTAATCTCTGGTGAACCTTTTAATTTATCAGTGAATAAGAAAAAGTATAGGGGCTATTTTTATAACCTATCTTTGAATCTGTATGTAAGGTTCGATTTAGAGTATATGGGTTATGATGAAAGTTCCGATATCAGAAAATCTCATTTGTATGTCAGAAAAGGAAAATAAAATGGTAAGATTCCCAAGACCTATGGGGACTACTGCAATGGCATTAGAATATCAGAAGAACCCAAATGATGAACTTCTGATAAAGATACACAATTACATTATTAATCAATGGCTGATGGGTAATGGAGTATTATGTGGTATCACTTATGATATCAATACATTCTCATACCGTATGGGTATAGATATTAACTACATACGGGTATTTATGAGAGATAGGCTATTAAGCTCTAGAATATGGGATAAAGAAAAAGCAGAAGATTTACTTCAAGCGTTAATGGGAGAACAACTAGCATGGGCATTAGAAGACCGTATGGAAATAGCCCATCAGGTTAATATCCTAAGAGAATCTCAGGGAGGGAAATACGTACCGTTTATATCTGCCGAGCTGGGAAAGGCCCTTAAATTAAAGCTTGAATCCTCTACATCTCTGCAATCAATAGTACGTAATCTTACTGGAGGAAGTACTACAAATATCTTTGCCCAATTTAATCAACAGAACAACGTAACACAGCAAAATGCAATCACTGTTGAAGAGGCACGTCAAATCGTATTGGAATCACAAAGGGTATTAGATAAACCAGAAGAGGCTAAACTATTGGAGGATAGGTATGACATTAAGTCTCTACCTGAAGTAGTTGCTACTAAACAAGAAGGAGTAGATACAAGTAAAGAGGGTCTTAACCTTAATAAAGCAGAGTTAATGCAAATTACTGATGATTATAAGGGAGCTATGTCTTCATTCTCTAAAGAACATCATGAACTACGTAGAGAAATCGAAATGCGTATAGACCCAGACGAAGAAGACCCAGAGTTATACCAATATGAAGACTTTGAGGAAGAAGAGAAAGAGGACGGCTCATTTGCATCTCAATTCCTCCGAAATAGTAAGCTCCCATAGTTATATCCGGATATTGCATATTTAAAAAGAAAGAATTATATTTGCATATCAATTTTAAAATAGACAAAAATATGAAAAACCTTGAACAACTAATGGCATCTTTCCTTTGTAGGAAAGATTTTCTAGACCCAGAGGGAACTAAATCTGGAGGAGTTCCTCATATTCAATTATCTGAATCTATTAAAATAAGGCGGTTTGATGACCTTTATCAATTGGATGCTTTTTATTTAGCTGCTAATAATCGGGTACACTTACTTATGACTAATCCTCAAGGAGAAGTAGTAAATGTAACCTTTTCTACTTTTATGAATATTTTTCCTAATACAGAGAAAAGTCCAGAAGAATACATATATGAAGCTTTAAGTCAAATAATCTTGAGGAAAATGAGAATACAGAAAGACTACAAGAAAACTAAGGTTAATAAGATTAATCAAGGTACTTACTTTAAATTAAAACCCACCGATACTGCACCAGTATGGGTAAGAGACCATTTCGATAGAGCTACTCAAACTTATGCCTGTCATAAATATGAAGACTCAAATCATGAGACATTCTTAAAGGGAAATCGAGACATATACATTGACTTTACATTTTAATCACATGAACTTATTTAGACGAAAGAGATGCTGTAGTGAACTCATTGCTATTAAAAATGGCAACTTAGTATTCAAATTGAGTAATACTCATATCAATGCTGCTTATAATACTTTACAGGCAATAATGAGGAAATCGGGTATATTCGATGAGAATCTATATTTTGACTTGTACCGAGAATATAGAAGACATTATGCTATATACGACGTAGTACCATCGTTGCTAAGGTATAAGCTACCATTGATATTTTCAGGTAGATATCCTAAAAATCTATTCGATAATCAGTTTACCTTTGAGGAATTGATACCTAATGCTTTGGTATATCATAACTTACCAGAAAATTTCAGATTACCCGAAAGCTTAGAGAAAATCCTTTTAGAAGTCAAGAAAAGGGTATCTGCTTATATAGACCAAGATGGCATATCAGACCAGGGTTATAGGGATTTGGTTCGAACAAATTTCGTAAAACAATGGGATGTATTTAGAAAGGACCCATCTCTTATAGATTGCTATATGGATGCTCAATTGGGCATGCTATATATGTGGGCTAGAGTAGAAAATAAAACAATAGTAAAGAACATAATCGAAAGAACTCAAGATGAACTAGCTCAAGAGTTCTTATCTAAAAATGACGAATATGGAAAATAAAGAAAAGTTTGCCTTCAGAAATGTAAACATGTCTCAAGGTGTAGAGGTAGAATTTATTAAATTGCTTACCTCATTAGAGACTAAAAGTGATGAAGATATTATTAAAGCTTTTAAAGCTCAATTATCTTCTGGAGTATTAACTTGTCATGCAGGAATGTTATCTAGAACACCAAATCAGATAATATTTCAAACATCTCAATTCAGTAAACCCTATAACTTTTACAAAAACTGGGAACTATGGGTATTCTCTAATATCCTGGGTGTATGGACTCTAAATAGGTTTAGGATATGATTACAATGAAAAACCTCCAAGTAGAGGATATAAAAGATGAATGGTTATATAATGCCTTAACACAGGGCATCAAGGAATGTATAACTGCTCCAGTCCTAACTTTGGACCCAACAAAACCAGAACCCATTAAGAGGGCAGAGATGATACTGGACAATTTCTCTCAGGAGGGTTCTCCAGTAGTAGCTACGGTAATTGCTCCAGGCAATTTCATACAGATGATATTACCGAAACATGAGATACTTCTATCGGTAATGTTTATCTATAAAGAGAGAAATACCTATGTACAACTCATAATACAAAAACTTGCTTATGAACGAGAAAAGATTACCACCAAGACTAATGGTTCTGTTAGTAGTACTGAAGGGTGAAAAGGTATATAAAATACCTCTCGAATCAGGAATAAAATTGGACCATCTAAAAGATTTCAATACACTGAGGAGAATCCTTGTCCCTTTAGTACAACTATATCATGGAGTAGGTTTTGATACTAGACTTACCTATGATGAATTTAGTATCTTCATTAATGACCTACAACATTTAGGGTATGAAGAGTTTAATAAGTATTCCTCAGGTATACAAGAATTGGTAGAAGCAAAACCCATCACTGAAAATGACCAGGATATTAGGGAAATACGAAATGGGTTACTTACCTCTCTTAAATCTCAGGAGTTATCAGAGATATTAGCTACTAAACTAAAGCAAGCCATACATGAAATATTTGAAAACGAAAAGAAGAAAGGTGGACTAATGTACAAGGAACCCTCTTTAGAACCTATGGAGAGTTCAATTATAAGAGAGGCTTTATACTTGCTAACTCCCCAATTACCTTAATAATTGAAAGGCAGTCTAATCCACTGCCTTTCTTAGCGTATACACATCCTCAGCCTCCCTAAAAATAAAATAGATATATTTTTCTATAAAAATAAAAATGCTTATATTTGCATATCAATTTTAAAATAGACAAAAATATGAAAACGAACTCAGTAACTTACAATCAGGCAGACGAACTAACTAAGGTAGTTCGCAATTTCTTAGAAAAGAAATCTACATTTGAACTTGACTCTGATGAACAGGGTAGTCTTCTTAATTTCCTAATGGGACTCTTAATCAAACTAGAAGATGATTACAAACTCAATTGCTTGGACATTAATCAGGTACAAATCTATGATACCACCTATTATTCTTTCATTTTCGAATCCGTGATAACTGCCGATACTAATCCCTATAAGGGGCAATTAGCATCTGCTGCAGTTCAATTCATGAATGAATTTACCGATAACGATGGGAGGTTCATATCATTCAATCAACTCGATAGAAACAACTGGATTTTCCAACTTAATTTCTCAATCGCATGACAAAGTATAACGTTAGTCCATTAGTTGCTCGGGAGATAGAATTCTCCACGGGCACTATCTTTGGTGGTAGTTGGTGCCAATACTTTATTTCAATCACCCTACATCAATGCTATATAGAAGCAACATGGAAAATCCGTCCTAAAAATGATTTAGACGGGAACAAAGAAATCTTTAACTCTTTACAGGAGTATCTAGATTGGTTTGCTAATCTTAAGAAAACTTACGGAAGGAGAATATCCCGTAAACAAATGGTATATGCTGCATACGATGAAACAACACGTACCTTCAGTTACAAACCCTACGAGAATTGGGCTACCAAACGTTCTAAGGAGAAATTAAATAATCCCAAGGAACCAATGCTGGCCGATGAATTATAATAATCCCTAACCAGTTAATATATCCTCAGGGAGTTCAGAAACACTAACATCTGGGCTCCCTTAATTATTGCATATTTAAAATATTATTTCTATATTTGCATAAGAGAAAAATAAATATAATTATTAACCGACCTCGAACAGGGTCACAAAACTTATTTCTTATGACAACTATTAACGAAATCTCAAATCACATTATGGGTTACTTCAATGGAACTCTTGATGCTTTTGGTTACACTGCTCAATCAGTTAACGAAATCTCAAATCCGGATGAATCCTATATGGGAACTCTTAATCTCCAATTCCGAGATTATCCTATAGACGATGACGAAAAGGCAGAAACCTACTGCAGAGAATCCGATGCTTTTGAACAATACGTGATAGAATTCATTAATTCTCATTGGGATGAACATCACCCATTAAAAGAACTTAACCCTAATTCTCATTACATGTCAAACTCCTATGGAGATACTATCCAGGTACATTTCAATGATGAATCCCTTTTCATTATCATTACCATGACAGGGCAATATTAACAAAACACTCTGGGAGGCACCCAAAACACCTCCCAGAACCTCTATATTTATAAAAATAAAAGTAATTATAGAAACAAGTTTAGAAATAATTTTGTATATTTGCAGTGAGAAATATTTCTCAAATAATTTTAATATAGATACGTTATGAAAGAATTAAAAAATTTAGAGGCCATCCGGGAACTGCTTGCTTCTCATCCAATTTATACTTATGATTACAGCGATGGTCTTTATATTAACAAGGAAGCTACCAATATCCAGGTTTACTCAATCGACTTAGAGGATGAACCTTTTGCTGCTTATATCTCAGGATATATCATCACATATGCTTCAGAGGAAGTTCTCTTCGAAAATCTCCGGGAAAACATTATTTCTCACATGGACTTAACAAAGGGTGCCGACGACCAATATTATGATTATTCACCCTCACAGGTAGAGGCTATCTTATTCGGAATCCTTCAATTAACTCCAGAACATCAGGATTATATCATAACCGGACTCAAAAAACATCTCCGGGAATTTATCCAAGACGATGAACAAGATGATGACATGATATCCCAATATACCAGCATTTATAATGCTATCGAAAAATGGGAATCAGACCACAGGGAAACAGAAATCTTCCAACAACTTGCAGTATCAGAATTATTTAACCAACTAAATAAATAATCACTATGGTAAACTTATATAAATTACTCAACGTACTGGAACAGGGCATGTCTCTGTTCCAACTTAATAAATGGAAAACCGAAGGCATTTGGTATCCAATCACCCAATACAAAAAGGAATCAGACGAAATCCAGGTAGTAACTAACCTACTTATTGCTGACCAGGAACAGTATCATATCCAACTATCGGGTAATTATCCAGAAGAATCCGATGACTGGAATAACTTTCTAGAGGAAAACCAATGGAAAATCTACCCATTACTTGCAAATATAATGCAAGTCTTCTTGCCCACAGGGAACTATCAAATTATGTATACTCTATATCCACAAGGGTTCATATCAGTAATTGCTAAACCCATAAACAAATAACATTATGATTACCGAAGAACTTAAACAAAATTTAGACTCATTACCTTCAGAGGTACATGAACAAGCCAGAGAACTAGTAAAAACCTGGATAAATAATATCAATAGAATATCAGAAGAACCAGAACTTCCTGAAGATGAATTAGATGACTTTGAACAAACTGCCGAAGAAGCTAAGGATAAACTATTTGTCCTATTCTTTGGTCCACTATATTACCCTTACACTTCTCAATATGTATCAGATGAGAACTATTACGATGAGGAAGAACAATTTCTTGAAGACCTATCTAAATATTATAACCTATGACAGAATACATCAAAAACCAATTAATAAAGCTATGCGACCATCCAGAATGGTTTGACAATATGCTGGATATATGGGATAACAATCCAGAAGAACCTCATACGGCTATTCGCAATTATTTATCCCATGTACAACTAAATGGATTACTAGAAAACACCAAAATAGTACATGTATCATTCAATGGAGATGAACCTAAACCGGGATTCTATTTCGAAATACCCAAAGATCTTAATATGTATCTCATACTTGGAATCCTGGATAAAGATGAACGTCCACGTACCGTACTATTAGGTAAACCAAAGTTTAACCCTCAACTCAACTAATATCATGGAACCAATCATAACAATAAACGAATACCCAATCGGATGGGAATGGCTAGACAGAGTACCTCTAGAGGACTTTAACTGGCTAATCGAAATATTCTCTACCATGACAGATAATACTGATACTTATGACTTTGTAGGATATACAGATTCCGAAACCCTACCAGGACAACAAAAGGTATGCTCAGTAGACAAAATACCATTAGCTAACTTCCTAAATGAAGACCAGGGCTACGAATCCGGTATATCAATGTACGGTCACTATATAGCATGTAAATGCTTAGACATATCCTCAGAAAGAGAATACATGAATCAATATACCGATATCCGAATATTAACTAATGAGATAAAACCATGCTAACAAAAGGGAAATTCCTGGTATCTTTCGAGGTACCAGGTCACACTAAAGAATACACAGAGGGATTCACAGAGGAAATGGTAATCCCATACAGAACTGAGGAACTTAACCCATACCTAAGGTACCCCAACCAAGAGATAAACAACAACCACCTCCACTCCGAACACATCAGATTACAAATAAGAGAAATGTTACAAATCCCACTAAGAGATATAACCATAATCGATATAATATCACTACCATGAACATCATCTATCACATAATCCGAATAATCCTATCCGTAGTCACCATTCTAACCCTCATACGTAATGAGAAAATATACCAAGCCTACAAGTACACCCACCCAACAAACAAAATAAGGTATATCATCTCACAGATAATAATCCTAACCCTATACACCTCATCACTAATCCTGGTATCCTACACATATGGGATTATACTAAGGTACATATAATAATACTAAAAATTATGAAATCACTAATTCTACTCATCGTAACGATCTGGCTTCTAATCCTAAATGAAGAAGCCTACCTAACAAAGAAATTCATCTACAGAATGAATTTAATCATAATCCTTTTAGTATATGCCTTCATACAGGTATACCTAATCGAATAAATACCCACAAGGTACCTGGAATAAATACCGGGTACCTCCCACACTACCCAACACAAAAATAAAACAAAATCATACTAACGCTAACTAAGGTACAATATCTACCTATCCCCTCTATAACTAATATACCATCTATTAATATACTAATAACTAATATACCATCTATTAATATACTAATCATATAATACATATCAAGGTACCTCGCCGGGGGTTTTGGGGATTTAGGCAAACAAGGCTAGGCACCCTCCTGGTACTATACAAAACACTATAGCCCACATACTATATAGCTCAATAGCTCTACTACCCTCCACTTTAAAGGCAAACTCAAAAAGGCCTAAAAAGGCAAATAAATCCGACCATTAATGGCCCCTAATCCCAGACCCCTAATGGCCCTTTATATTAGTATTATATAATACATATAGGGTTGGGAAAGGCAAATCGGATTTGTGATATAGGCAAATTATTTGTTAGGTTTTAAGGCTAAATGGTTTATAGGATTTAAGGCCTTCAAGGGGCATATTTAGGTAATATTCCTAGTAACTCTGTAATTTATTTGCTTAGTATTTATATTAGCATTAACTTTTGTATTCTAGGACAATTTTGTGATTTAGGGGTACCTTGATTACCAAGAACCATTAGGTATTATATAATATAGGTTATGGGTAGGGAAGGTAAATGGCAATCTCCATTAATGGCCCCTGGGGATTTTAGAGGGATAAAGGCAATCTAACCTTCAAGGCTCTTAGGTACCTCATAAGGCAATTAGGGTTATTGCATATATAATATATTATTTTTATATTTGCATTGTAATAATAACATTTTAAATAATAAACGTATGAAATTAGATGAATTACAAACCCGATTAACCCATCTCCTTACGGCCCTCTCCAATGAGGATTCTAGAATCATTCAAGGCTTTACTAAGGCTTTTATCGAAGATTTTACTCCAAATCAAACCTGGGTAATTTCTCTTACCGAAATCGAAGGCTATGATAAACCTCTAATAGAATACACTACCTGGGACGAAGAGAAGGATGGTCCTATACCAGGTATCAAACTTTTCAAGCATCTCAATATATTCCTTGAACGAGAATATTGCGAATACTAACACATTGCCCCAGGCCTAACTAAGGTACCTGGGTTTTTACTTACGCTAACTTAGTAAGCCCTTATAGGCTAATCTATGAAACCCCTTTCCCCATAGGCTTACCATAGTCCATATATGGCCTTATTGAAATAGGACCAAGGGGTTTTATAGAGGGATATAGCTAATCGGCCTTAATTCTTTATCACCTTAGTCCATTAATGGCCTTCAATATACAGGTATATAATACACTCTCAAGAGGACAGGCATAAGCCATATAGGATTATTCCATATACATATCATATATGCCCACTACAAAGCGTGTGAAGATTATCCTTGTGAACCCCCAAAATTAAGTGCAAATATTAAGTCCTTTTTAGGGTGCACAATATTTTCTATTTTATAAATTTTTCACGAAAATAATTTTGAAAATAAAATTATTCATTTTCTCAAAAATTTTTCTTGAAAATGTTTGTAGATTAAAATAAAGTTCGTATCTTTGCAATGTGAGAAAAACAAAGCGATATTTGAATGAATTTTTAATTAAAACTTTTTAAGAAAATAATTTTCTAAAAATTTTGTAGATTAAAAAATAGTTCTTATATTTGCAATACAGAAATGAAACAAATACTACCTTATTAGAATAGTTTAAAAAGTCTTGAGGGTCTATTTGAAAAGGTAATAAAAATAATTAATAATAAAACTTTCAAGCAATTTAATTATGAAAAGTCAAATTAACAAAGTGAATGTAGAAAAAGCAAGTGCAAACGTAAAAGCAAATAGTTTGATTGCTTTAGACGTATTGAAGAGCGTAAAAGAAAAAAACGCGGGTCTTTTCAAAACTTCTTTAGGGACAAAAACAGAAATTTACAAAAAAGAACTTTTTGAGGGTGCAAACGAAAAGCAAATCAAATCGTTACGCAAAAAGTTCAGAAACGTAACTTTCAATTTTCTTTCAACCATTGCAAACAATGCAGATGAAAAACTAATTGAGGGCTTTATAGACTTTTATAAACAAGTTTATGTTTTAAATGATTTTTCCTTTTCTTCGATTGCAAGCGAAAACACTAAAGAAGAAAAGAAAGAAATATTAATAAAAGGTCTCGAAATTGTGAAAAACTCTTTGAAATAAAAGAAAATCAGAGTAGGGAAATATTCCCCTACTCACTTAAAAATAAAAGTTATGATATTAAATATATTTTTATTTGTTGGAATAATTTATTTAACAATTCAATGCTATAAAGATTTAAAAGAAATTTTGAAAGACGATAACGAAACATTTAAAGATTGAAAGAAAGCAAAGGGACAAACATTTTTATTTGTCCCTTACTTTTTATTTTTGAATGTTAAATTTAACGGAACCGTTAGCCCCATTTAGTACCAGGAAATTTTAGGCTTTCGCTATAAGGGGTACCCTGAAGGCAAATACACATTTTAGTACCACAACTTTTTGACACCCCGTATTAAGGGGTACCCAGATATCCCACACCACACATACTCACATAACACACAAAGAAGCCAGAGACCTAACATCCCTCTCTCATCCCCTCCTTACCCCTCTGGTAAATTACCATATCAAAGTTCTTTCTATAAACCAAAAACTTATAAAGATATGGAAGAAAAACATTATTCAAACTAGCACGTGCAATTACCGATACAGGTACAGATACTGTATCTTCAAAGGGTGGTACTGTAACCTACCGTATCACTTCCCTCAAAAGGAAACTGGTAAATGGCAAAGTAGTTTCAACCTCTACACCCTCTTGTACTTTGGGCTCAGCCTCCGTAAGTTGGGCTACTTGGGGAGGAGTTACCGTTGGAGATGGTTACTTAGATGTAAAAATTAACTATTCGGAAAATACTGGGTCCTCAAGGTCTACTACTCTGACATTTACCCAAAATGAGTCTAATAACAAAATCAATCTCACAGTAACTCAGGGATCCGGTGTTACCTATACTGGATACATAAAAACGGTTTCAAACTCACTGCCTTTAGGTGGTAGTAAAGGTAATACTGCTCAAATCATTGTGATGGCCTATTTAAAGGGTAGTGATGGGTCTAAAAAGCCAGAAACTCCCCATGTGGGTAGTGCTCCCGATTGGTGCTCAGTATCCGTTTCCAAAGTGGGTACTCTTGAGAACCATTACATGTTATCACTGACTGCTTTATCGAATAATAATACTGGAGCTAACCGTTCAGGGCATATCTTCTTAACCTGTAGGGATGCTAACCTTAGTATACCAGTAACTCAGGAACCTACTCCTGAATATTGGGAAATACGTTTTAATCCTATAACCCTCTATGGAGAAGACATAAGTGCTTTTTTTGCTGCTTCTACCAATATTAGTGGCGAAAGTGGATCTATGGCTGATGGTACCCAATATAAGAATTGGATAGTAAATCAAAATAGACATATGATTAATGTCTATATTGCTCCTACATACCCGGGAAATTTCGACATGTTGTCTTGGTCCTGCCTTGATAAGGATGGTAATGCTTTTTCCCCTAATTACAATATACCCGATAACCAATACTTTACAATAAAAACAACTGGCTTAGGTTCCTATACTCTTAAAAAAGTTTCAACCCCCTCTGTTAGCAGTGGTACTCTTATACTCTCCAGTAGGTTTAACCCCACTAAAAAATATCCATTAGATTTGAACTTTTATTGGGGAGTTCCAACCTAAGACTTATATTGAGATTAAGATAATATCCCAATTATAAAAGCAATTACCCAGAGTATTAAAGTAAGGGTATATGCAACAGAATACCTATGCCAGGGATACCAGCAAGTAATATAAGAATCTACTTTTAGTATTTCTGGATGTTCTTCCTCGTATTTTTTATCCTCTTCTCTAGAATCATATTTATACAATATGAAGAAAGGTAAGAATACGAAGAAGATTATTAAAGTAATTGGGAATAAGAGTAGGAGAATTATCTCCCACCCTTGCATTGATGTCCCAGCATAATCACCGTCTCTATCAAAAAAGAATCTCATAGCAACTTATGTTTTAGGTACTTGGTTAATAGGTAAATCGGAAATAGAGGTAATACCAACCATACCGATATAAATAATATCAGGGAATGAATCCTATGAGTATACGGTAAATAATCTAAGCAAACTTTTACAAAGAATATCGTGAATGGCAAACATACCAAATAAATTATAGCTAATACCGTAGTCATTGTTCTCTGAAGTATTTGTTAATAATCTTGGTAAGTTTCTTATCAAATTCAATCATCATATCGAAAGCATCTGTATCTTTCATGTTCTTTATTTCCTTGTCAAGGAATTCTATATTTCTCCTAATTGAGAAATAAGCCTTGTATGCAAGGAATGTCTTCTCATTTTCTTCCGTGAGAGGAAGAACTTCTCCTTTTTGCCCATCCAATCTTGGGTATGTATTATCGGGACCGAGAGTTCTTGCAACTTTTACCCGGTTACTGAGCATTGCAAATCCATCTTTCTTATCAATGGATTCTACTGTTACTTTCTCTGTGATGGGTCTTCCTGATAGTACAAAGATAACCTCATCACCTTCTTTGAGCTTTTTGATTTCTTTCTTTTCTTTTTTCATATTTATTTTATTTAGAAATTTTCTTTATGCAAATATACGAAATTATTCTTTATTTATTGCATTATCTATTTTATTTTTTATAAATTCATAGGCATTGCCCCGGTAATCCTCTAGCATTTTGTATTCCTGTGGAGATAGAAATATACCGTTTACTTTAAAAAGTTTTCTTAGATGTTCTGGTATAGTGCCTTGGTGAGTTATATTATTATATCTGATAATGTATACTCCTTGACCAGTAGAGTTCAATACGCCTAGAGTCTCTATGGGCTGTAGTTTAGTTTGATAAATGCCGTTGAATGCAGAGGGGACCGAGAGAACCGTCCCTCTAATAGTAGTTATCCAATGTGAATAATCCGGGGTAATTACGGCAATTTTCTTTTCTTTTTCGAGCTCCCTATCATAAAATTCTCGATTTAACCAAAAAGCACATTGAAAACAGATGTGATCTCTTTTCATACGCTTTGGTATTTCTCTACTTAGGTCAAATTCCTCTAAATTAATTGGTTTGCCACATATCTGGCATTCATTTTTCTTGTCCATATTGCATTATTTTATAAGTTATATATGATAATAGAACCTCGAAACATCCTAAAAATGGGTTATAAGCAATACTTTTGTTACTAAAATTGAACCATTAAAACTGATAAGTTATGGATAAACTAACAAATGAAATGATTAAAGACCTTGCTATTCGCTTAGGTCTAGAACCTGCTCTATTGAAAGCTGTTCAATTGGTAGAAGCAGCAGGTAGAGATGGGTTTTTAGCTGATGGTAGGCCTCAAATTCTCTTTGAGGGTCACATTATGTACAAAGAAGTACATAAGAAATTCCCTGACAGAGATTTAGCTTACCTTTGTAAGAGATATTCTACGATTTTCTTCCCTAAATGGGATAAATCGAAGTACTTGGGAGGTGTACACGAGTATAAAAGACTCGAATTAGCCAAAGAAATTGACGAAGAATGTGCATTGAAGTCTGCAAGTTGGGGTATGTTCCAGATTTGTGGGTTCAATCACAACCTCTGTGAATGTAAAGATGTCTTCGAATTCGTTCATAAGATGTCAGAATCTCATGCAAATCAACTAGAACTCATGTATTATTTCATGAAAAACTCTGGTTGTTTGAGTAATCTCAAAGAAAAGGACTGGGCTGGCTTTGCCAGAAAATACAATGGTCCCGGGTATGCCCAGAATGCCTACGACCAAAAACTAAGAAATGCTTACGAAAACTTCAAAGATAAATTATGAAAAGATGTCATTTTAACAGCTGGGTAGCAAAAGTATTTCTTTTCCCCAGTTACAAAGCAATTACTCTGGTGTATAACTCATTCTTCAAACACAAAGTAGAAGAGTGTAAACCTGATGATATCAATCATGAATGTATTCATCAGATACAACAGATTGAATGTAGTATAGTGGGTTTAGTACTCGGTATCATACTCTGGTTATCATTTGGTATGTCCTTTTGGTGGGTAGTGGCTCTGACTTTTGGATTCTTCTACCTTTGGTATGTTATCGAATATATAATCATCATGTGCTTTGCCAAGTGGAATAAACAGAATGAAAGATATCATGATGTAAGTTTCGAAGAGGAAGCTCACAATAATGATAAGAATCTGAGTTATTTGGAAGACCGTAAGCCATTTGCTTGGATTAAGTACATTAAATTGAGAAGCTACAAGAAATGAAAAAATTAAAAGTATTAGGGGTGTCTGCTGGTGCAGGCATCCTTTTGTTCCCTTTTAGAAAGAATTTGATAGCTAATATAGAAACTCGAGGAGTATTTTATACTAAAGGCTTAGAGCAGTGGAAATTGAACTTTGGTGGTATACCATATTATAAAGATGAAACCTTCCCAGATTGTAAGCCAGACATCATACTTTCAAGTCCAGACTGTGGAGCATCTTCTATTATGAGGCTTTCAAAAGTAAAAGAATTGGGCAATCCCCAAGAGAATAAATCCCTGAATCTAGTAATTCAATCAATCTTACATTATAAACCTAAGATATTTCTTATTGAAAACTTACCTCGTTTGCTATCTTTGCTCCCAAAAGAATATCTTCAAAAAACTCTTGAAGACTATAAACTTATTTTTCACGAAAGAAGCGTTTCTGACTACGGTAACTCACAGTTATCACGAAAGAGATTACTTATCATTGGAGTACATAGAAAAACGGGTAAGAAATATTTGAATGCTTTTGATGAAGTATTTCAAGTAAAAAACCCAACAATTACTAGAAATCTACTTAAACCACTCACATTCTCTCAGGAAAATAATACTAACCAGATTCCGTTTATGAGTAAAACTCTGGCAATGTATGACTATCGGAAGCTTCCTGAAAAGAAGAATCTTACAGTAGCAAAGATACATAGACTCTGGGTTAGAGATTTTAAAGATGAAAAGAAGTGGCCTATCAAAACTGCAAAGATGAGTACTCTTCCAGGAGTATATCGATTAGAGTATGATAAACCCCCATTAACTCTCAGACCTGCAGATAGGCAATTCAGACCCGATGGATATCCTTTGGGAATCGAAGACTTCAAGGCAATTATGGGATTCCCAGATAAATTCAAAGTTTACCTTCACAAGAATGGTGATACCTTCGAAGGTGATTTTAAGGATTACCATTACTGGCTTAACAAGGCAAGATATACAATTGCCAAAGGGGCAGTAGGTGAAATAGGTTATTGGTTTAAGGAATGCCTCAAAAAGGCAAATACCAAGAAACCTTGAGTTTCAGCTTTATATATAAAGTCTTATATATAAGTTTCTGGGGTGCCTTGAAATATATAGATATATAATATACTACGTATATATATCTATATATTTATCTGCGTATATATAGCTATTCATATATCATATCGTAAGTAGTATATTTGGATATTATCTCACTTCGTTCGATAAAGGTAATCGCTAAGCGATTACCGAATAGATAGTATCATTAAAGCGTGCGAACTTCCTAAAATTTTTGAACATGAAGAATTTAAAGAAGGCCTTGTTCATTGTACTTCTAGGATTTACTATTTACCTTTGCTTCAGGAATTACAAACTTTCTCGAGAGGTTGATTCCCTGGAACTAGCGGTCAATGAAATCCCAGATACAGTATACACAGAGAAACCCTTCAAACCAGAGAAGAAGTACTCAGAAAAAATTGAACCAGGTAAAATCTTAGTTCATGATAATAAGCAGCCAACTCTCTTTCCTGATTCCATGCTAAGGCAGCCAGTTATCAGTAACCAAGATTCCCTGGTTCAAATTGTTTTGAAGAAAGATAAGTTGAACTTAAGTCTGTTTAATAAGGAGACTAACACTTATTCAACTAGACTATTCCCAATCGATTTAGATAAGTACAACTACAACTGGTATGAAGGTCAATTAACTCGAAAGAAAGTTGCAAGGTTATCACTTAGTCCATACGTTTATGGCAAATACAGACCTTTCAATAATCTCTTCGATATGGGAGCTGGTCTTTCAATCAAGACTAAGAGATTTAATTACAAACTCGGAGTCAATACCTTTTACTATCCGAAGATAAAATCTGGGATAGGTACTGACATCGAATTTCAAATAACGTATAACTTTTAAGTAATGGCAAAGACTATCTCAGAAACTAGAACTACATTAACTCGGGAAGAGCTATCAAATCTATCCCGAGTTTCTAGTGATGTTTTCTTTTTTAGCCTTTTTTGCTATGTGATACATCCAGTAAGAGGAAAGGTAAGATTCGATTTATACCCATTTCAAAAATCAGTTCTCTACAATTTCATTGCCCAACGATTCAATATCATTCTCAAGTTCCGTCAGGCAGGAATTACAGAACTTATTTCTATGTACTGTCTTTGGTTGGCGATGTACCATCCCAACAAAAAGATAAACATTATTTCTATTAAAGACACTACCGCTAAGAAGGTGCTTAAGAAGATTAAGTTCATGTACAAGAATCTTCCATGGTATCTTCAAACGCCAATAATCAACGGTAGAGTTGGAGAATATGGTTCTGCTTCCATGATAGAATTTGATAATGGGTCATTTATTGAATCTATTCCGACATCATCCGAAGCCGGTCGTTCGGAATCCCTTTCTCTTCTGGTAATTGACGAGGCAGCAGTAGTAAGATGGGCTGCTCAAATTTGGGCTGCTGCATTTCCTACTCTTTCCACTGGTGGAGCTGCCATCGTCAATTCTACTCCCTATGGAGTTGGTAATTTCTATCACTCAACTTGGGTAGATGCCATTGCAGGAGGTAATCCTTTTAACCCAATTCGATTATACTGGCAAATGCACCCAGAACGAGATATTAATTGGTATAACCAAATGTCTTCTGCTCTGGGAGCAAAACGAACTGCACAAGAAATTGATGGTGACTTCTTATCATCTGGTAATACAGTCTTCGACTTAGCTGATATTAAGGCTATCGAAGACTGCCTTAGTGATTACCCGGTTATTAAGAAGAGGTTTAATGGTCAATACAGACAATTCTGCGAACCAGAATCAGACAAAGAATATTTCATTGGTGCAGACGTTTCAACTGGTAGAGCTTCTGACTACTCTTCATTTACTTGTATGGATAAGCAAGGAGAAGAACAAGTAGTATATAAGGGAAGAATGGCAGTGGGAGCTTATGCTAAGTTACTTGGTGATACCGGGAAGTTGTTTAACTGGGCAGTAATAGCTCCAGAATCAAATGACGTAGGTTTATCAGTAACTTCTAAGCTCCAAGATGAAGGCTACCCTAACCTTTACTATTACCAGAAGATGCTGAAGAAAAAGGGTAAAAGTAGACCTGAAATGGATAAATCACCTGGTTGGTTAACCACCCAAAAGAATCGTTCAGTGATAATAGAAAACTTGGAAGAAGATATTCGATTAGATAACGTAACCATTAAAGACCCATTCTTTGTACAAGAAGCTTATACCTTCATATACGATGGTTTGGGCAGACCTGTTGCAATGGGTAAACATAGGGCTAACAATTCAACCATAGATGTAGACCTTGAAGGAGACGTATATGCCGATGATGATATCTTCGGAAAAGCAATATGTAATCACATAAGGAAAGGAAAAACTAACGTAATCGTACAACCAAGATGAAAAAGTACTTCAATTTTAGTTGGGGTTGGGGACGTAAGAAGGACCCTCCCAAGAATGGTACATCCTCTAATAAAGAGGAAAAACCTGCCACACCGATTTCACCTGGTAGGGTTTCAGTTGACGATGATAGCGATAACTTAATTACATCATTACAAGGGTTGACTAAATTAGTTGAACCCTCTTTTCGTGTTGATGTGATACCTTTAATTCGGGATTTATATAAGGTAAATCCCGATATGGGCATTGCATTGCAAGATATGTTTAAGTTAGCTAACACCAGTCATACAGTAACTTTCCCTAATAACACCGATGAAGAGGCTTCAAAGATGAGGGAACATCTTAAGAAAGCCACTAAGGGATGGACCAGATATACTGCTGGTATAGATGGTTTAGTTAACAAGATGATTGTTCAACTTCTTGTAAGTGGGGCAATATCCGTAGAAGGCGTACCTAATGACAAGCTTGATGGATTGGCTACGGTATTATTCCTTAAGCCAGAGAATATCAAGTTTAAACGGGAATTAAATGGGGTGTATTCTCCTTACCAAAAGAATATGAATTTCTTTGTTAAGCAACGAGATTACATTAAGCTTAACCCAGAAACTTATTTCTATGTTGGTATGTTCAATGATACCGATGAACCCTATGGAGTTCCTCCATTTATGCCAGCATTAGACTCTCTCAAGGGTCAGAATGATATGAAGATTAACTTCAAACATATCATGGAGATTTGTGGTATGGTTGGTTTCTTAGAAGCTAAGATGCAGAAATCTTCCCAAAGACCAAACGAGAGTATCTCAGCTTATGAATCCCGATTGTACCGTGAACTTAATACCCTTAAACGTAATGTTAAAGAGGGTATGAAGGATGGGGTAGTTGCTGGTTACATAGATGACCATGAATTCAAACTTAATTCTACTACTAAGGAACTCGGTAATATCGAGAAGCCTTGGAATATGAATCAACAATCCGTAGCAAATGGGTTGGGAGTTAATGGCTCTATCATTGGGGTATCATCTACTACTGGTGAAGGTGCAACTGGTATAATGCTGTCTAAGATGATTAGCCAGTTAAAAAATATCCAAATGCTTGTAGCTTATGTATTAGACCGACTTTATTCTCTAGAACTGCGTCTGGCAGGCTTTAATAATAAGGGGATGAAGATTGATTGGGGAACTTCTACAGTTTCTGATGAAGTTAAAATCCAACAAGGTCTTCAGTATAAGATACAGAACCTTGACTTATTGTATAAGGCAGGTATCATTAGCCAAGAGCAATATGCTTGGGCAATGGGTTATGATTCACCAGATGAAAAGGAACCAAGAGTTTCACTTGAGGACCAATTTGCTAAGGGTGGTAATACAGACCCACAAGAGGGTACCAAGAAGAAACAAAGGCAGGATGATAAAAACCAATCTGCTCGTAGGTCAAGAGATAAGACAAACCCGGCTCCTTCTCGAGGAGACCAAAATACTAAAGCAAGATGAGTAAATTCACAAAGAAAAACAAAGAGCATCTTGATTCTATGGTGATAGGTCAAGGCCATACCATTATGGCTGGGTATATCCCAGAAGCAGTGGGAGCCAAGGCTTTCTCAGAGAATTATTACAAATGGAAAAACCCTACACCGGATTCCATTGCTCAATTTGGATTTTGGGGAGGGGATATAGATTATAATACTTATTATCCCAACCTGGACAAATCGGAATTAACTCCTAAGGACGAAGAGTTTATCGAACCTATGTTCCGATTACTTTCAGAAACGATTGTATCTAAGAATTGGAACCCGACAGACTTTGGTCAGAATGGAGTACTAAAGGCTTCTATGAAGATGCTGCTTGGTCAAACAGTAAACTGTGACCATGAAACAAACATCGGTAATGCTATTGGAGCTGTATCACAAGTAATGTGGCAGGAATCTTATAAAGACGGTAGCTTTACTATACCAGCAGGTATCAACGGTATTCTGAAGATTGATGGTAAGGCAAATCCAAGAATTGCTCGAGGAATTCTTATGGAGCCACCCTCAATTCATAGTAATTCGGTTACTGTACAATTTAAGTGGGATAAATCCCATCCCCAAATGGAAGATAACGAATTTTATCAGAAACTGGGTACTTATGACTCTAAGGGAGTTATGGTACGTAGAATTGTTACTGAAATTGTTCGTTACCTTGAGACCTCACTAGTTTCACATGGTGCTGATTCATTTGCCCAGAAAATTGGTTCGGATGGTAAAATCATTAACCCAACCTTTGCCAAAAGAACTTGGGCATCTTATGAAGAATACAGAGATGATAAATCGAAGCAATACTTCTTTACTGATTATAAATCAGATTTAACATCATATCAAGAAAAGAACGATACTCAGGGTTCTTTTAATGATAATGATGCCAAGGATAATCATTCAAATAAAAATAACATGAACGAAGAATTACTAAAATTTCTTGAAAGCCTTTTCGGGGATAATATGCTTACCCTGGAAGAAGGTAAAGAGATGAATCAGGAAAATGTAATTGCCTGCATTCAGACTTTGGTATCATCCAGAAACGAATTGCAAACTTCGGTAGATAATCTTACTACAGAGAAAACTTCTCTTACGGAACAGATTACCAACTTGAATGCCGAAGTAGCTAACTTGAAGGAAATGGCAACCGTAGGAAAGAATCACATTGCTTCTCTCCGTGAAAATGCCGTAGAAACCTACAAGAAGTTAATGGGTGATAAGGTAGATGAGACAATCGTTACGATGCTCAATGCCGAGACTACTGGTATTACTACTCTTATTTCCTTGACCAAGGATTACCAAGCTCGCTTGGAAGAGAAGTTCCCTCTCACTTGCTCAAAATGTGGTTCTAAGGACGTCAACCGTGCTTCCTCAATTGCTGAGGATGATACCGAGGGTAAAACTGGAACCCAGGGTACTGATACCCAACGGAATTCAGAATCTCCGAGTACTAAGAATGTAATCGATAACTTGTATCGAAACAAAATCAAATAACTAATATAAATAATCCGCGTTATGGAAAAAACTAAAATCGTAAACGACCCTCAGCAACTTACTCTCTTTGGGGAAAGAACCCCGAGAGCGGTGATTTACAAAAGTGAGTCACACAAATTGCACCAGGCTTTCAATGTTAAAGCTGGAGAGAAAATCGTACAGGGTATGCCAGTGGCTTTGAATGAAGAAGGTTTGATTTACCCTTGCACTGATACAGCTACTCAAGTTTATTTGGGTGTAGCAGTAACGGATAACGTTAACCCTGCTTATCAACCTCAAAGAGATTTCCCGGTAGAGGTAACAGTAGCTATGGAAGGTTACATGATTTGTAACTGGGTATCAAACGGAAATATCGAAGCTGGCTATGTAACTCCCGATGGAAAATTGCTTAACGATAGATTCGTAAAAGCTAACCAAGCAACTTCAACCCAGTTCATTGCCCTTAATCCAGCAGAAGAGGCAAATGAGGTAATTCAAGTACTCATCAAATAAGAGAAAAGAAGTTATGGAAAATAAAATAGATATTACAAAGTTGAAGGCTCAAGATTTTATGAATGAGCTGCCGGAAATGGTAAGAAGCTTGGAAGCTGTTCGTTCCGGTTCACAGGACAAGAAGCCTGTAGAGGTAACTTTTGGAGAATTGGTTACCGGTAAATGGGGTATTTCAGAAGATGAGCTTTTTGAAAAGATGGGCATCAATCCAAAAGTGGACACGATGCAGAACATCTTTACAATGCCTCAACAGAATGTTCGTTGGATTGTTCCGGAAATCATTCGTGCTGCTATCACATTGGGTATGCGCCAGGCTCCGTTCTATCCGAACATCATTGCATCTGATCAACCAATCAATGGTTTACAAGCAATCATGCCGATGGTTAACATGTCGGATGCTGCCCCTGCAAAGGTTAATGAGGCAGAAACTATCCCATTGGGTGATGTTAGCTTCGGACAGAAATCAGTTAGCCTCTTTAAAATCGGAAAAGGTTTCAAACTTACTGATGAAGTTCGTAACTATGTTTCGCTCGATGTCTTGGGAATCTACCTTCGTGATTTTGGTGTTCAGTTGGGTTATGCTCTGGATACTCTGGCTATGGACGTTGCTATCAATGGTAACAACCCTGATGGCTCTGAGTCTGCCCCGGTAATCGGTGTATACGAAACAACTAGGGGTATCACTTACAAAGACCTTCTGCATATTTGGGTACGTGCTGCTCGTATGGGACGTAACTTCCAAACTATGATTGGTGGTGAAGACCAGGCAATCGAAATGCTGAACTTGCCGGAATTCAAGGATCGTCACTCTGGTACTACAGAAGCTACCCTGAATGTTAAGTCTCCTGTTCCCAAGAATGCTGACTTCTACATTCACCCGGGTACACCCGACCAACAGTTGCTGTTGATTGATACATCTGCTGCCTTGATTAAGCTTACTGCTCGTCAGTTGATGCTTGAATCTGAAAGAATCGTTTCTAACCAGACTCAGGCAATCTATGCAAGCTTGACTACTGGCTTCTCTAAGATGTACCAGGATGCAACTCTATTGCTGGCTGCTGACAAGAAGTTCTCAGAATTCGGATTCCCCGAGTTCATGAACGTAGACCCATATTTGATGGTTAACCTCGAATAATAAGGGCAGTCCGGTTTCATCTATATAAATTCCCTGAGAGGGTGGGTAATTAAAAAGACCTATCCTCTCTTTAATCATTTTTAAATCTTAGGAAATATGGCTAAAGATAAATATACAGTAACTGTGGGACCAAGAGCTTACAGTTTTCATGACCAATCAACTGGTATTACCGTTTGTAGAGGAGAAGACAAGGAACTCTCTCGTCGTCAATTCCGTGCACCAAAGATTCAGAAGGCAATTGCCTCTGGCCATCTGATTATCATTGCTGATAAATCAGAAATCGAAAAGTATTCAGAGGCCGACATCGAAAAGTTGGATAAGAGACTGAATGCTCAGTTCAAGAAAGGCATGACTCTTGAAAAACTTGCAAAGGGCTATTCCCTGGAAGAACTGAAACTGGTAGCAGGTCTTCATGAAATCGTTGCCGAGAAAGATGATACAGTAGAAACAATTCTTCAGGCTTTGCTGGAAGAATTCGAATCCTCTTCTAAAGGGTAATCTATGAAAATTACATAAGACAGACTAATATGAATAACAATCTGGACTTTTTGTACGTTACGTCAGGTCTGGAAGTTTCATTCAGAGTCATATCCAAAGTCCCGGCCAAATCCATTTTTGACTGGGACTTTGGCGATGATAAGGGAGAGGTTTTCAATGGTGGAAGACATGTTTCCTATTCTTATGAAACTCCCGGTTTCTATACCGTAACATTACATGTAACTAACTCTAGCGGTTTAGATATCACCGTAGATAAGACTCTGGTAGTTTGTGATTATGGTCATACAGCATTAGCCGATACAATATATAACTTAATCGACCACTATATTCCTTCAGAGATATCAGAGGGAATGACCAGGGAAGATAAATCTATCTACATCACCAAATGGCAATATTATATTGGTCCTCTAGTAAATCACTTAATTCCTGCAGATAAGTATACTGATGAATTATGGTATGAAGCACTAGAAAATCAATTAATAATGGAATTGGCAGCATGGGACTTTCTCAATGTGAAGATACTTAATTTATTAACAAGTACTTCAGAATACCTAAGTCAATTAACCTCTACCAAAGAACAAACTGGTGATGGTACTTCTAAACCCGAACTTGCCCGAGGTGATAGGATAAAACAAATCACTACTGGGCCTACTGAAGTGCAATATTATGATACCTTGGCAGATGCTACAAGTTCCCTATGGAAAACACTTTCTCAAGCAATGCAACCGGGTGGATTAATAGATGAATTAAGAAAGAACCTTTGTATGTTAGCTTCACGATTGGAAATCTACTTACCGTTCTGTGATGAAGTATTCAGAACCGTAGTTCCCAAAGTAGTTAACAGAAGGCAACCTGGAGTATTAGATGGACCCAACCCAAGTGCTCCAGTAAAAGGTGGTAAGAAATCAATCTTAACTAAGTTATGACAAAAGAACCCTGGAGAATGGTAAAGAACCGCTCTTGGGATAGATACAAGAAAATTATCACTGACTTCTTAGATTGGGATGCTGGTAGGCAATCCATAACTTGGGCCAAACATGTTAATCAGCTTCTCAGTCATGCCGAAGACAGTATACCTAAATATTATAACATCCAAATCGAAGCATTATGTTACTACAATGCTTTCAGAAACTGGCCTATCAATAAGGCAACCGTCTCAGGAGAATTGGATGACGAAAACTTATCAATACTAATTTCTAAATCTTATATAGAACAAATCGGTTATCTTACACCGGAAGGTTATTGGGATTTTAATTGGGAACAAGATAGGTTTGTAATTAATGGTATAACGTATAAGCCTTCTGGAGATACTCAGACTGCTCAGGCAAAGGATGAGGCTTTAGTTTTCATGGTTATCCTAAAGAGAGACCGAGATACCCAAATCGAATTTGTAGATTAAAAATTAAGTATATGGCAAAGATGTTAGTACTGAGGTGGACCCCAGTTACTACTTCCAGTGGAATCTGGTTTGATAGTAATCTGGTTATCCTTAATGGTACATCTGGAGTTCATATTGAAATGAAAGGTAATGGCAATGATGTAACGGCATTTCAATCAATGACCGGAAACAAATTTGTCACCTGCTTTCAAGATTACTTCGGTGATATCTGGGATAAAATAATACCTCATCCTGGTATAGGCCAGGTAATGAAATTCCGTGTAAATAAGCTTCCCGATTATGCTTGTATTCGAGGAGATATTGAAGACGGTGGAGATGTAGACCCCGAAAATCCAGACGTACCAAAGAATGCCTTCTGTGGTTCAGAAGGAGAACCATTCAGAGATATCGATTCGGAATTCTTACTGGGTCGTCAACGTGCAGTAATTAATCCTTAAATTTTATAAAATATGTATGTAAGTAAGTATTATACCTGCGAAGAAATAGACCAGCGGTTATTACAGGGTTACTATGATGACTTTGTTAAAGCTGGCTTTGGAGGAACCATAAATGAGTTCTGGGCCTTCGTACTTTCTATCAAGAATAAGGTAGATAAGAAAGAAGGATACGACTTATCGAAAAATGACTTTACCGATGAGTTGAAGGCTAAACTTGATGGCATTGAAGAACATGCAAACTACATCACTAAGGTTTCTCAGCTTGAGAATGATTTGAAGTATCAAACTGAGGAAGAAGTTAAACAGATGATTAGTGATTTGGTTGATGGTGCTGATGATGCCCTTGATACTCTTAAAGAGTTGGCAGAAGCATTGGGCAATGACCCCAACTTTGCAACTACCATCACTAATAAATTAACCGACCTTCGTACTGCTTTAACTGAAGAGGTTAATCGTGCTAAGGAAGCAGAAGCTGCTTTAGGTACTGCTATAGCCTCAGTTCAGGATAATCTCGAATACGGGTTAGACCAAATCAATAAGAAGATTGATACCGTTAAGGCAGACTTAAAAGCTGAAATCGACAGAGTTGAGAAGAAGGTAGATAAGAATGCCGAAGACATTAAAGACCTTGAAGATAAGGTAAATCAAGATAACGATGAACTTGAGAAAGAACTCAAGGACCTTATTCAAAAGGAAAAAGATGAACGTATCGCTGCCGATAATGAGATTAAGGAAAGTGTAAATGACCTTAAGACTCTACATATCAATGATAAGGCTGCACTCGAGGCAAAGATTGCTGAAGAAACTGCAAATCGTACCAATGCAGATACCGTATTGGATTCTAAGATTAATGAAGAAATCACTAATCGCCAGGCTGATACTTTAGCTCTTCAAGGTAAAATTGACCAAGAGAAGGTAGACCGTCATTCTGAGGACCAAGTTCTTCATAATGAAATCTCTAAAGAGGTAACAGACCGTACTAATGCAGATAATGCTCTTCAGGGTAAGATTGACCAAGAAGCTCAAGCACGTACTGCTGCAGACCAGGTATTACAGAATAACATCGATTCAGAGGCTACTACTCGTGCTGCTCAGGATTTAGTTCTTGAACACAAAATTGACGATGTAAAAGAGCAGGGTGTAGAAGACAAAGAACAATTGCTCAATGCTATAGCTGCAGAGGCTGCTGCTAGAGAAAAGGGGGATAAAGACCTTGATGCTAAGAAGGTAGATAAACGTGAAGGTTATTCTTTGACTAAGAATGACTTTACCGATATCCTCAAGGCTAAGCTTGATGGAATTGAAGAGAAGGCAAACTATATTACGCATCTTTCTCAGCTTATCAACGATGCAGGTTTCCAAACTGAGGAAGAAGTAAATGCTGCTATCCAAAAGATTATTGGTTCAGCACCTGAAGTACTTGATACTCTTAAGGAGATTGCCGATGCCCTTGGAAATGATCCCAACTTTGCAACTACTATCACTAAGAAGTTGGCTGCAATCACAGAACAGGTTAACCAAGAAATTGAAGACCGAATTGCAGGGGATGAGGCAAACAGTGCTGAGGTAGCTGCTGAAGTTCAAGCCCGTAAGGATGCAGATACTGCTCTTGAAACTGAACTGAAAGAATATGTAGACAATAAGTCTGCTACTGGCGATGCTGCTCTTGGAGTTGTAAGGGATAATCTTAACAAGGAAATCCAAGACCGTAAAGATGCAGATGCCACAATTCAGGCTAACTTGGATAAAGAGATTGCCGAAAGAAAGACAGCTGATGAAGCTTATACTCAAAGCCTGGCTAACGTTAATAAACGTATCTCAGACTTGGCATTGAGTATGCAAGAGTCTATCAATACCCTGCGTAATGAGCTTACCGAGCAGGTAAATGCTAATACTACGGCAATTGCTACTAACCAACACAATATTGAAAGAAACTCAGAGGCAATCACAAACTTAACTAAGACTGTAGGTGATAACTACAAGGAAGTTAAGGGTATGATTAACGAGGAAATCGTTGACCGTACCAATGCTGATAGTGCTTTGAGTTCTCGTGTTGATACTCTCAATATTGACCTTAATACCGAGAGTTTAGAAAGAAAAGCTGCAGACCAAGTTCTTCAGGTAAACTTAGATAAGGAAGTAGCAGACCGTACTGCAGCTGATGAAGCTTTGAGTACCGAATTCACTGCTAAGTTGGATAATACCAAGCAGGCTTTGGAATCCGAGGTAGCTAATCTTAACACTAAGCTTGAACAAGAAAAGGAAAATCGTATTGCCGGTGATAATGCTTTGGGAGTTCGTATTGATTCTCTAGAGGCAGGTAATACCGATGCTATGAATGAATTAAAAGCAAAGGTAAATGCCAACACTACTGCTATTAATGCAGAGAAAGACCGAGCAATTGCCAAAGAGACTTCTCTTGAGGCCAAGATTGATACCAACCTTCAGAATCATAAAGATGATATGGCTGGTATCAACAAAGATATCCTTACCGAAAAGAATGACCGCTTAGCTGGTGATACTGAGTTGCAAAATAATATCAATAAGGAAGCTACAGAACGTGCTAACCAAGATACCCTTATTAATAATGCTATTGCTCAGGAAAAAGCAGACCGAATTGCTGCTGACCAGGCCATGGATGAAAAGAAGGTAGATAAGGTAGATGGTAAAGTACTTTCTTCAAATGACTTTACTGACTTGCTATATGCCAAGTTGGATGGCATCGAAGAACATGCAAATTACATCACTAAGGTATCTGAGTTATTAAACGATTCAGATTTCCAGAGTGCTGAACAAGTAAATGCTGCTATCCAAAAGATTATTGGCTCTGCTCCAGAGGTACTTGATACTTTGGCTGAGATTGCTAAGGCTCTCGGTGATGACCCCAACTTTGCAGCAACTATGACTGCTAAGCTTACTGAGTTGGAGAATAAGCTTGAAGCTGAAAAGAATCTGCGTGAACAAGGAGATAATACTCTGCAACAGACTTTCACTAACTTAAGTAATACTCTTACTACTACGGTAAATGAGTTGAGAACTTTCGTAACTGAAACTCGTACGGAGCTGTTAACTTCCTTGAATGCTACCAATGCTCTGGTAACTCAGAATGCTGCCAATATTCAACGTAATCTGGAATTGATTCAGGGTATTCAGGATAACATTAATGGTAACTATACTGCCATTACCGATTTGCTGAATAATGAAATCGCTGCTCGTAAGGCTGAGGATATTCGATTAGAAGCAAAGATTGACCAGAATACTTCTGACTTAAATACAGAGAGAGAGGAAAGAAAGGCCGCAGATAAAGTTCTCCAGGATAACATCGATGCAGAAGAAGCTGCCCGTATTGCTGCCGATACAGCTTTGGGTAAACGTATCGATAAAGAAATTCAGGACAGAACCGATGCTGATACTGCCTTAGATAATAAATTCACTAACATTACCGATGACCATGAAGAAAGACTGGTAGCTGAAGAAGGTACTTCTGATGCTTTGCCTGATACCATGGTTACCGATGTTAGTACTGTAACCCGAACAGGTACTCAGCTTTCTTTCAAAGTAAAGACTTCAACCAAGGATAAGGCAAATAACCAATATGGTGAAGAAGTAGAAGCTACCAAGAATTTACTCCCGGTAACTCAAACTCTTGCTGGAGTTATGTCTGCAGCAGACAAGGTTAAGTTAGATGGGTTAGACCCAAATTCTTTAACTGATCTCTCTGCAGCTTCTGATGCTAATAAGGTAACAGTAACCGTAACTAAGGATAACGGTTTGAATGCTGATACTACCGAAACTTTCGATTTGCCTCAGGTATCGGCTACTAAGGCTGGTACGATGACTGCTAAGGATAAGGTTGAGTTAGATAGAATCTCTACGGCTAACTTTGCTCTTGGTGCAGTAACTCCCAATGAAACTACTGTTGGCATAGCTGCTACTAAGACCGTAGTTGAAGATGGTACAGTAGAACAGAATCCTATTACATTGCCTGCCTCTACTGCAGAAAAGGCCGGTGTACAAACTGCAGCAGATAAGAAGCTGTTTGATTCTATACCAGATAATATTATTATCTTATCTGGTGATAAACCAGTTGAGGTAGGTCAACAAAGTAGTCATGTTACTTTAACTCATAATTTCTCTTCTAAAAAAGAAGAGGGTATTTATACTCATGAGCCTGAAGATTATAAGACTACTCATATCCCAGCAGCTACTACAGAGAAAGCTGGTGTAATGACCGCCCAAGATAAAGTTAATCTGGATGAGACATTACCCCATGCTATTGCTCAAGAGGTTCAGGACCGTAAAGATGCTATCGAAGCTTTGAATGGTAAATCAGAAGCCGCTCTTGCTCAAGAAATAGCTGATAGAACTGCGGCAGACACTGCCCTTGATACCAAGTTTACTAAAGCTGTAAACGATGAAGCAACTGCTCGTACTTCTGCCGATACTGCATTGGGTGCAAGGATTGATAAAGAGATTGCTGATAGAACTGCGGCAGACACTGCCCTTGATACTAAACTGCAGAATAACATTAACACTCTAGAAGCTAAGCATGAGGCCTTTGTAGCAACTAAGGGTAAAGCTAATGGACTTGCTCCATTGGATGAAAGTGGCTTAGTACCTGCTAATCATTTGCCATCATATGTAGACGATGTAATCGAGGTATATGCTACATATGATGTAAATCCAACTGGAGGTCTTACCAATATCAAATTGTATACTGATGCAGGTCATCAAACACCAATAACAGGGGAATCTGGTAAAATCTACATAAATGTTGCAGATGGTGAACCTTCTTACCAATTCCGTTGGTCAGGTACTAAATTCGTAGACAGTAATACTTCTTCTCTTATTATTGGGGAAATTGCTGGTACTGCTTTTGAAGGTAGTAGAGGTAAAGCTTTGGAAACTTACGTTAACAACCATTTCTTCAATAATTTAGGGCAATCAGTAAGTAAACGTTGGTTTATATCTGATTCTGATTCTGGGTCAATGATGGTGGATATTAAACCAGATAATGAGGGTAAATTGCAACTTATACTTAAGAGGGCTTCTTTAGATTCTTCCGGTAAGTATGAAGAAGGCCGTGAAGAGAAACCAATCCCAGTAGCAACTAAAACTGCTAATGGTGTAATGTCTGCTGCCGATAGAGTTAAACTTGATGAAACCCTGCCAAATGCTATAGCTGCAGAAGAAGCTGCTCGTATTGCAAAAGACAATGCCCATGATAAATTGATTGATAGTTTACCGTATACCTTGGTATACGAGGCCAGTTCAAAAGCTACTTTTGTTTCATCCGATAAATCACTAAAAATTACCCTTTATAGGAAACAAAAGAATCCAGATAAGGGTATATATGAGGCTAGTGGTAATTATTCTCAAAGCATAGTTTTCCCAGCAGCCACTTCAGCTTCTTCTGGTGTAATGTCTAATACAGATAAGACTAACTTGGATAACACCGTACAAGGCTTGGCAAATGAAATTACTGATAGAACTAATGCCATCAATTCTCTTCGTACAGAATTAAAAACTTATGTGGATGGGTTGATTGCTGATACGGGTTCAGATGTAACTGCATTGGAAACTAAGGTAAATAATCACCTTGCTAATAAGTCTAATCCTCACTCAGTAACCAAGGTTCAAGTTGGTTTGGGTAATGCTTCTAATACCTCTGATGCAGATAAACCAGTATCTACTGCTCAGGCTGCTGCTATTGCCGATGCTAAGGCTGCAGGTACCAACGCTCAAACCAATCTTACTACTCACATCCAGAATAAGAGTAATCCTCATGGAGTAACAAGAGACCAATTGGGAATGGGTACTACTGCTGAGGTTATCTTTAAGAAGGTATCTGCTCCTTCTGGTTTATGGAAAGAATCTGACGAAAGACTTAAGACTTTCATTAAACCTTTGGAACATACTCTTGATGAAATCTGCTCTATTCCAACGGATTCATTTATGATTCGAGGTAATCATGATATAGGTACAATTGCTCAGACAATCGAAAAACATTTCCCAGAATTAGTCTCTGAGAATACGGTTAAACCTGAAACAGTTCCTAATCCCGAAGCCTTTGAAAAGGTAGAAAAGGATGGAGAAACCTATATCTTGGTTAAAGAGGTAGATTATTCTAAGATGTCAGTATTGGCAATCGAAGGTATCAAACTTCTGAAAGCCGAGATTGATGAATTAAGAGAAAAACTTTTGTTCACAAACTTAGATTAATGTGGGTGAGATAGCAACATGGAGTGCTGTCAAAACTAAAGTAGGCCTTGGTAAGGATTCAAATGAATGCCCTACCAAGGCTGAATTGTTGGCACTCTCTCCTACAGGAACGGGAGAAAATTACGTTGGCTTGGAAATATCCAATGCTAGTTCCTATGGAAACAATGAAACCGTACAGCTCAGCGATATTCATAAGGTAACCTATAGATATGCTTTTACTGTAGTAGACACAGTTTTAAACTTCCCAGCTTTGGGAGGGTATTCTACTCCTCGGTGGTTTGGTTTAGGTACTACTAAACAAAAACAGATAGATGGAGTAGCTATCGGAGATACTATTTCTGTGGATTATACCCTATCTGCTTATCCGGACTGGATTGTTTATGATGAAGGTTATAAAGCTTCAGAAAATACAACTCTAAATCAACGTTCTGCAAGTTTAACCTTTACTCAGAATGAGTCAGGTAAACAGATAACAGTTCAATTTACTCAAGATGCTGCAACAATCTCTACAAGGTATGAAATATCTTGGACTGCAAACTATAGTAATGGTACAGTAGAAGAGAATGTAACTGAAGTTGAATTAGAGGGTACTACTGGTATGGAAAATTCTGTAAGAATGGATTTACACATACTAGAATATACTTCTATTAATGGAGTAGAAGGTACTCCTACTTCTTGGGATTCTAGAACCATAGCTGAAAATAACTCGGCAATAGCTTCACCCAGTGGTCAGGTATCTGCTACTCTACAATCGGATTCTGAAAATGCTTTTATAGGTATTACTAATTCTGTACAGAACTTAGCCGAATACCCTCGTACTCATACCATAACTTTATATAACCCTAAAGTTGTAATTAAGGGTAAAGAGGTAGGGACAGTACCCACTATTACCCTACTAGTAAACCTCATACCATATACTAGAGTTTTTGAATTCGGTTGGAAACAAGAAGAAGGAAGTACCATTACTAATATTACTCTAGATGGTGATATCTATGGTAGTAGTGCAGGTAGTAGGGATATTATATCTTATGTTAGCTTACGAAGAGATGGTGTAGAGTTTGCTAAGAAATATATTAAGCCTACGTTCATACCACCTTCTGAAGATTGGTTGCAAGTTATTGATAACGGACAGAACTCAGATAACTCCTATAATTGGGCTTTTAAAGCATTAACCAATAACGAAGGGGATTCTGCAAGAAACCAGCAAGTTAGGTTTGAACAGCCTGGTAACGGTAATCAAGCTTTATATGCCTATGTTAGCCAAGACCCAGTGGCAACTGAACTAAATTGTGAATTAGGTAATTACTACTCTCATGGAGCTTCTGATATGGTAAATATTGGATTTGGTTGGAATAGTAGAGATGAAGGAGATACTACTGGTAGTGGTGGTATGAATACTCCCGGAGGATATTTAGGAGCTAGAATATCTTTACCGGCAAGGAATGAATCCATTGATATGTATGCAGTAGGTTTACCTATTTATAATAAACCTCTAAAAATTAAACTTTCTAATATTAGAAAAGTAAAAAAAATTAGTTATGGTAATAACCAGTATACAGGTCTTTCAGTAGGTTATTCTCAACAAGATTATAAGTTAGGTATAGTAATGGCTGTTGGTATGGAAAGTTATTTTCAATTAACTCCAAGTATCCTTAGTGAGTCTGGCGAATACGGTGGAGGAATACAAATCAAAGTAACTTTAAAACAAACTTATAATGGTTACAGTGGAGATTATATTGCCAATATTACCTTAACACCTAAGGATTCAAATCTTCCAACTCTATATCTTAACATAGCCTGGGGAAATCCATAGGAGTCTATAGAAAGTTTGAGGCAATTGTTTCTGAATGCGATAACATTCTCAATTCAATTAACCAATCACCTTCTGCTCCAAGTAAACCTGCTCCAGGGTTTGAGGAGTTCCGTCAATACATGGACCAACGAATCTCCACTCAAGAGACTCTGTTACAGAGAATTGCTCAGGAGCTGGGATTGGATAAACCTAAACAACAGTAAGAATTATGCCAAGTAAGTCAGTTAATATTACACTATCGACTCCAGTTGGCCCTCTAGAAATATACGTAGATAAACGAGAACAAGCTCGTGCAGAAAGGTTGATTGCCAAAACTCCAAGTATCTTAACTAAGGGTTATGCGAAAGGTACAGAAAAGTTTGGTAATCAACTTCTTCGTATAGTAAGACGAAGTTTGAATACTGGTGTACCTCCAAGGGGTTCCGGAGTATCTTGGCCACCACATGCTCCTGGTACCATAAAAAAATATGGAGACCATACCATGCTAAATCTTACTGGGCAATATGCCAGGTCAGTTACCTTAGTAAAAGGTAAGAAAAGAACTTTCGTAGGTTTGCCAATTGGAATCAAGAAGATTACTTATACTGGTAAGACTTCAAGAAAAACTTTGAATCAGATAGCTATCATGTTAGAGTATGGTAGTAGAGATGGTAATTTACCACCTCGTCCTCTCTGGGCTCCTGCATTTAAGGCTGCTGGTGGAAGAGCTGCCTTACAAAAGGAAATACGTAATGAAGTTAGAAAAGAAATAAGGAGGATTATATAATGGCAGTAGACTTTGAAATATCTTCACTATCAGGAACGGGTACTGCTACAATTCGTGTAAAACCAAAAGCAGTAAATATAGAACAAACCCCAAAGGAACAAGTTCTCAAGGTAATTGTTCAGGGAGTAGAAAGAGAAGTAACTTTAGTTCAGGGAGCCGCTCCAGAGATTAAGGAAACTTGGAAAACCTTTTTCTCAATATCTCCCGATAGTACTTCTATTACTTTTGATGGTTCTAAGAGAAATGAAACTAAAGAGATATCCGTATACAGTTATCAACAGAAATTCCTTGACAATGAACCACAGGATGAATATAGGGCAGTAGATTGGAAATTAGAAAGCTCATCTGATTGGTTAGAGGTAACCCAAGAAATTGGGGAAGCAAATGCTGCAGGCAAGCTTACTATCAAAACTAAATCTACTAATCAAGAACATAACCCCAGTAACTATGACCCATTGGAAAGAACTGCTACCGTTAAGATTATCTCACAGCAAGAACCTAACCCTGAGATAGTTTTAAATATAACCCAATCTCCGGGTACTAGAACTACTAAGTATGGCTTTGAACCAACCCCGAGTATACCATGCCCAATCATTGGTCAAAATACTAGTACTGCTCAGATTAGTAAAGTAAAAGGTTATCGGTATTACCTTATCAATGGTATTCAAGTGGCTAAATTTGTAAAACAATTTAAGATAACCGATATAAGTAAGACAGTAGAGGGCCAATTCCTTGGTATGGGCATTGTTGGTTCAGACCCCATACCATTTAAAGTATGGCTTACTGATTATCCTTCAAATATTGCTACTCAATGGGTTAGTGAATTAAATTGTGTTGGTCATTTACAAACCATAATGGGTGGTTTTGTAGGTATTCAGGCAACTTATAATGGGTATATTAATGACAATGGCAATCAAAGTGTTCAGTTAAAGATTATATTAGGACTTTAATGGTAAACTCAGAAGAAATAGTAGAAAGAACTTTTTATATCTCTCTACTTAGTACAATGTTAGAAATGGGTCTTACCTTAAACCCAGAAGACTTCTTACCTTTGTCTCAAGAAAACGAAAAAAGATTTCAAGAGGCAATCAAAGGTATGAAGAAGTTTATACCACTTTTTGGTATAGGGAATAATCAAGTAAAAGGCCCAAAGACTCTCCCAAGAATAACCATAGAACTACAGGGTTATTATGCTGGAGATATTGGTGTGAATAAATACATCATTGGTGATAAACTTGAGGATGGTAATTACCAAGCTTCAGAGTTTCCCTATGAAACTAAAGATATTACCATAGATGTACATCTAGTTTCTCAAACACAAGCCGATATGAGGTTGCTACATACAATCTTATATACTGGCTTACCTGCTAGAGGATACGTGAGACCATACTTCAATGATTTAGAGGAATGGGAAAAGGGCAGGCTTGCTCCCACCGGAAACCTATTCATTGAAATTGGTAATTATTATGACCATCCCGATGTAGAACATGGTATACTCGAAAAGGTATATACCTATGTATGTAAAGATGGTATTCTCCCAGAAAAGCTTTTGGAAGAAGGTACACTTACACCTATCAAGGATATCTCAGTTCTCATTGGATTGTTAGAACAAAACGAAAATGAGATGCTAGAGTTAAAAGTACCTAAGGTATAGGTACAATACTCTAGGGTATAAATTAAACGAGTAATTAACTTTAATCACAATAGAATTATGCCAACTTCACCTCATGTTGATTTTAAGTTTAAGAACAACAATGTTCTTCAAACTACTCCCATGTTAGGAGTTTCTTGTGTATTGGCTAGAACTACTAAAGGTCCATACGATGACCCTTCAGAAATCATCTCTACATTCTCTCAGTTCCAAAGAATCTATGGTTCTGAAATTGTACCCGATGGTTCTGTATCAAATATCGAAAAGGCTTTGCAAGGTGGTTCTAAGCTTCGTGTTATTCGAGTACTTGGCAAAGGAGCTACTCAAGGTACAGTAACTGCTTCTCCGGCTGCGGCAAGAAAAGCTAAAGATTCAGAAGATGAAATCTCAGTTGCTTCTGCTGTAACTGACCCAGCTAAACCCTCTGCTTTGATTACTTTAAAATCTGGTAGTACTACTTATAGTTTTGGATTAGTAACCAAGGGATATGGAGATCCAATTGGTAGTGCAAATACTTTCCAGGTTGGTTTTTATAAGCAAGCTAATACCTTGTATTATAAAATATATTCAGCTAATGGGCAAGTACTTGAACAGGGACCAGTAATAACTTATAAAACTGCCGATGATAACAATAATACTTCGGTAGATTACCTTGCTCTTAGTGCCTTTGCTAAGAACTCAGAGTATATCAAACCGGTAGTAGTTGCTGGTTCATCTTTTGAGAACTTAATCAAATGGCTTACCGATAGTGTAGATGGTACAAAAAATGCCGTTACTGTAACAGTTGGGGGAGCAGCTCCTTCAGATACCGAGAAACTATTTACCGGTACCGTAGGTAGTGCTGGTTCTAACCCTACTGCTGATGAATGGATCGCTTCATTGGATTTAGTAAGGGACTACACTGACTTTTACCAATTATTCATTTCCCATATCTCTCAACACCTTACTACTGATGATGACGTATTCAAAGTATACAAGGCTGCTGCAGATATGGCAAAAGAATTGATGGAATGGGTACTGTACATAGAAGTCCCAAAACACTTAACCCATTACACCCAGGGTACTCAACCAAGAGACTATAAAGCTCAGGTTACTTGGGTACAGACTTGCTTGGGTACTATTGGTAATTCCAAGTACATTGGTTACTTTGGTGGAGGTCTTAAATACTACAATGAAAATGGTAATCTTCAAGATTCCGATGTAGTGGGTACTGTAGTAGGCCTGGGAGATGCTTCTGCTGCTCAATATGGTCCTTGGAGATCCTTTGCGGGTATGAATCGAGGAGTTATTGGGGATGCAGTTGGACCAGTATGCCCCAACTATGGTTCTCCCTCTCGGTATAATGAACTGAACACACTTGCTCAGAACTATATCAACGAGATGGTAATTAAAGATACTCCCGATGCCGGTAAGCAAACTATGCTCTGGCATTGCTTCTCTTCTCAGGTAAAACAAGATTCCGAAAGATTCCTTTCAATTGTAAGATTGAATCTCTATCTGAAGAAGTTCCTTCGCCCGGTATTCAATAAGTATATCGAAGAGCCTAACGTTTGGGGAACTTGGAAGAGAATCTGGTTGGAGGTTAAACCTACATTGGATTCATTGGTAGATGAAGATGCCATGACCGAGTATACCTGGATGGGTGACCAAGATGCAACTTCTTGGGATGACCTTTCAGTTAACAACGAAGCAGATGCCCGTCAAGGTAAATACCGAGTTATCCTTAAGTACAAGGATGTAGTTCCTATGCAGGAAGTAACTATGGAGATTGTAATCGATGCAGCCTCTAAGGCAGTATCAATTGTAGAAACAAGTAATAACTTATAAACTCATAACACAATGGGAGCAAAAGTAAAAAACCCACGGAAGAAATTCTTGTGGAGTATCATGTTCCCCAAACATCCTATCAATACCTATCTATTCCAAAGTTGTACTTTGCCAGATATCGAAGTTGACCAGGTTGCTCATGGGGACGTCAATAGAGACGTTAAAACTGCAGGTAGGGTTACTATAGGTAACCTTATTGTAGAGAAACTTATGACTACTGCAGGTTCAGACACATGGCTTCATGATTGGCTTTATTCTTGCCAAGACCACATAGTTGGTGGAGGTTTGGTACCAAGCCAATATTGGGAAACGGCTATTGTAAATGAACTTGCCGAAGATGGAGTCTCAGTTCTTAATACCCATGTCTTCGAAGAGGTATGGCCATGTAAGATTACCGGCTTAGACTTGGACAGAATGGCTTCAGAGAATACCATTGAGTCCATAGAGTTCTCAGTTGGTACTGCAGATAAATACTAATTCCTTAGTCTATTTTCACTAAGATTCGGTGGAGGGGTGGGATTCCTGTGATAGGAGCTCACCCCTTTCTTGTTGTTATACGGAGTACTATGAACATTTGTAAACATTAAATATATCAAATTATGGAATTTAGAACATTTAGATTTACCGGACCTTCTGGTTTCGAATATGAAATCAGAGAACAGAATGGTGCTGATGAAGATATTCTCAGTAACCTTTCAGACATGAAGACTTTGATGAACCTTACTAAGTTCATTGCAGCAATTGTAATTAGAACTACGGCTACACCCAATGGGAAATTAACCATAGATGATGCCCTTAACTTACCGGTCAATGACCGCTATGCTATTATCTTTAATTCTCGTATCTTCTCTTTGGGGGATGAGGTAGAATTTGAATATGATTGGGGCAAAGATAATGGAGGTAAAGTTACTTATGGCCAAGACCTTCATGAGTTCCTTTTCGATTACGGTACTGCTCCAACTGAGGATGATTTGAATCAAAAGCCCGATGCTATCCCTTACTATCCAGAAGGGGTTAGATTGATAAACCATGAACATATCCTTTCATCTGGCAAGAAGATTAAATTCGATTGTATGACGGGTAAGGGAGAACAAGAGTTCATGAAGTTACCTTTAGATAAACAAACTAAGAATGCTCCTCTTCTTTGTCGGAACCTTTACTTAGAGGTTGATGGTAGTTGGGAAAAGGTAGAAAACTTTACCCCGTTTACTGCAAAGGATATGGCTGAGATGAGAAAGTATATCTTATCTATGGACCCTATCTTCAAAGGCGAGTCTCATATCACTAATCCTACCACTGGAGAGGAAAGAACTTATCCTATAGTTTGGGCACCGAATTTTTTCTACCTGACGGAAGAGTAATGTTAGAGAGTGATTTTGTTTATATCACCAGAGCCGAGATAGCCTTAGACTATTTCGGCTTTTTACGTCTTCCGTATCGAATAAGGAAAATATTCAAGGAAATGGCCGAGCAATATTATAAACAATTAAAGAAAAGAAAGTAAATTATGAATACCAGTAGGAGTATAGTAGAGGTCGGTGTTGCCATGGTTTTAAAAGACCGATTCTCTCAAGAGGCTGGCAAGATATCTGGGTCATTCAGAACAATGATGAATGATATGAATACCTGGAATAGGGGTATACAGATGTCAGCTTCTAATACAATGGACTTCGGAATGCAGCTCGTAGGGGGAATGGCAAGGGCCTATAAATACTCTGCGGGTGTTCAGAATGAAGTTTGGACTGCTTCGAAAATTGCTGGTGCTACCATTGCAGAGCAAAGAGAGATGTTACAATTGGCAAAGGATGTCAATGAGATAACTCCCCTTACTGCTTCGGATGTTGCATCAGGACAAAGATACCTGGCTATGGCAGGTAATAAATTCGATGCTATTAAAGAAATGATTGGGCCAGCATCTAAGCTGGCTTCAATCTTTACAATGCCAGTGGGACAGAAAGGTGGTGTAGCTGACTTGATGACCAATATCATGTCAATGTACCAAATCCCAATGGGAGAAGCCGCTAGAGTAACCGATGATTTATATACTGCAGTTACTAATGCAAATATATCTTTAACAGACTTAGCCCAGTCCATATCTTATGCAGGAGCAGATATGGCAACTGCTGGAGTAGACCTTCGGCAAACGGCTGCTGCTATTGGTGTATTGGGTGATATGGGTATACAGGGTTCTATGGCAGGTACTTCACTTGCTAATATGATTCGTTACTTACAACTCTCTCTTGTTAATCAAAAAAAGAAAGGCTATAACGCTTTAGCAGACCTGGGCTTAAGTCCAGATGAATTCTTCGATGCTCAGGGTAATCTTATAGACCTTTATACTATCTATCAGAAGTTTGCTAAGGCTGCAGTAGGTTTACCCTCACGAATTGAAACACCAACCTTCTTCAATATTTTTGGAGTTCGTGGTAATCGTGGTATGCTCCCAGTACTTCGGGATATTGCTTCTGGTAGAGATAAGATGGGTAAGATACTTGCAACCTATGACCAAAACTTGGGAGCAGTAAACCGACTTAATGAAGAACGTCTTAAAACTGATGCTGGTGCAATCGACCAATTCCAATCAAGTTTAGAGAACTTAACCGTTACTGCAGGTGCAGCTCTGGGTAGAATCTTTACCCCTGTTTTAAATGTAGGTACTTACCTTGTTAAAATAATCAATTCTATCTCGGAAACTTGGGCTGGAAGTTTTGGTCTTAGAGTTGCTGCTACCGGAGTAGTAGTAGGTACTATTGTTGCAGGATTTAATACTGTAAGAGGCATTATTAGGTCTGTAGGATATTTACAGACTATTGCTACTGCTTCTACTGAAGGTATGTCTACGGCAACTGCAAAAACTAATGCTCAGTTTGTTATTATGGAAGCCCATCTAAGAAATATATCTTTCATGATGAGTTCAATAGCTGCTCAAACTTTGGGAATGGGAAAATCTATACCCTTGTCTGGAGGTTTCTTTATGGGTAAGGATAAGAGAGGTAGAGCTTATTATCGGGATTCAATGGGTAGAAGAGTATCTCAAGGTACTGCTCTTGGTGGTACTAATTTAATATCCACAACTGTACGTGAAGGTGGTAAGCAAGCTGGTAAGAAGTTAGCTACTTCTGCAGCTTTTGGCTTAGGAGGTAGACTTATGGGATTACTGGGTGGACCAGTGGGGTTAGCTATTACTATCGGTCTCCCCTTATTAATAGAGGTAGGAAGCAGTCTTATTAAGTCAGTAGATAGGAATACAGAAGCTCAGAGTAAAGAAGACCCATCTGCAATCAGGGCTCAGAATGAAGAAAGGTTCTTGAATGCAATGAGAGCAGCTATTAGAGATGGATTAAAAGATGGTAAGATTAACATCAGTGTAGATGGCGAGATATTGGGAGATTATTCTTTGGGTTCTCAGCAAGATTATACTGGTGTAGCATTAGGATTATAAAATTAAAAACACTATGGCTAGAGTATTAAATAAAGCAGCAGGTAAGGTTGTTGAAAAGTACAATGACCTTACAAGAGATACAGCAGGTGTTCTTACTGGTCCCTTAAATAAACTATGGAGAGCTCGGATATTACTCAATCGAACTCTTTCTACTCTTCCCAAAGATGATGCTCAAAAGGGTAAACTCTATACTCCCAATGGAGTAATCGGAGAAGCTCAAATATCGTCTAAGAACCCTATTCTAAATAAACAACTCCAGGCTAAATGGAGGATGGAATTACAATTCCCGAGATTAGAGGAGAGTGAGGGAGTAGACCCAGCAAAGGGAAATAAGAATACTACTAATTACAGAAACTTCGAGGCTAAACCAGATATTATATATCAGAATGAGGTAAGGGTATATAACATGACTGTTAACCCTACTCAATATATTACCCTGCAGAATAGGCCTCCAGAGTTGGACTTCAGGGGGGAAACTACATGGGCAACCATTAAATCAATGGGACGTAATGTACCAATGTATCACTTTACTGGTGCTGAAGACATTATTCAATTCAATGTGTCTTGGTACTGTAATGACCCAGAAAATCCTGAGGAGGTAATCAATAAATGTAGGTTATTAGAAGCATGGACTAAGGCTAATGGTTATCAATCGGCTCCTCCTATTGTTAAGATAGAATGGGGGGACTCTGGTATCTTTGATAACCACCATTACATCCTTACTTCAGCAACTTATACCCTGAAGAACTTTCAGAATGGTTATAGGGTAAGGGTACCTGGAAAGCCAGCTACTTTTGGTAATGGTAGGTTATTGCCTGCAGCAGCAACTCAAGAATTGATTTTCAAGAGAGTAAGTGCATATAACTTATCCTATGGAGATTTTATAAATTCGGATTCACTTAAAAAGACAGGAGGTATTAAATATGATTGATATTAACCAATATCTGATGGGAGCTAGCCCTTATAATAATGCCTATGCTCTAAATTACGGAGATGGAGATTACTCTTTAGAAGCCCCAGTAGTTTCTGTACCTTCATCCTCAAATGATATTCAACATACCATTAAGGATGGAGAGACTTTACAGAATATAGCCTATAGATATTATGGTGATTCTGGTAAATGGTATCTTATTGCAGAAGCTAATGGTATACTAAACCCATTTAAAGAGGTAGAAAGTGGAACACTTATAAGAATCCCAGCTTATGGCAGCTAAACAAAAACCCATATTATATAACGGAATGGGCCAACCATATTTGGCTCTATTCGATTTTAGAGGTATGCCAATAATGAATCCTATTACTGGTATACCTCTTGGAGCTTATATTAGTACCTGGAATTATAGGTATGATGAAGAAAAAGAAAATCTTGCTACAATTACATTTGATACTGGAGACCCCGATACTGTAGACATAGAGGCTTTACAAGAAGGTAGTGTGATATGCTTACAGTGGGGATACATATACCCAGACGGTCAATTCGTATCGGGTCCAATTAAAACTATCAAGGTTAGGGACTTTGAGGCAAAGTTTGATTCTACTGGTACTCATGTAACTATCAAGTGTATAGACTCTATCGGTGATTTAAGATATCAGCCACCCTATAATTTCTCTGAAGCTTCAGAGAACAGTTTATCTTCATATTTAGATGGGGGTTGTGATAATGGTGTAGGTGTAATCATAGAAATCTTTCAGTAATGGAACAACGAATAATAAGTAATAAAGTATATGAGTCACTACAGGTACCTACGGAGAATACTCGTACTACTACTGGAAAGGTACTTTATGCTAATAAATACAGTGGAGTAGCAGAAGTGGCTATGCCAGAAGATTTGAAGGCTTTGATTAATAGTGACTTTGGATTAGTTGGCAAGAATATCTTAGTTCAATTAGAACAGAAGATGAGAGGTTATACTAATGGTCCTTGGTATATAGATTCAAGAGATAATGTTATCTATATACATAATAGGAAATTCCACGAAGAACCAGTAACTGTTTATACTTATCAAGGTGAGAATGGGGAAGTACTCAGTGTTCAATTTTCTACTCAGAAGGTAACTAAAAGAGTTAAGGCTACACTCTCTCCTGCTATTAATCCTGAAAGTAAAGACTTAGAAATATTAAGTACGGGAATTGATGATACCGAAAAATTACCAGAGATAGTAGCTAATGAGAATAATGGGGTATATTATAAAAACTGGCATACCTCAGTAGGTAAATATGGTGCTGAAAATAATCCTCAAGATATACCAACTATTATGGAAATGAGGTTAAAGCATACTATAAATACCGACCCTAACTTAAGAGCTTCAATTGAAGCTAGGAAACAATTGAATGACAAATGGAATCAAGATGTAGCAGAATATTCTGCTTCTAGCCCAGCCGAAGCATATAGACAAGGTAAAGAAAAATTCCTTAATGAACTTAGTACAGACCAGGTAAGAAGTATCATAAATAAAACTATTCAAAGAGAAGAATTTCCTGCTGATAGACGTGCAGCTTTAAATGCAGCCCTTAAGAATGCGGTTAATGGTAAGACCTTAGATGAAGATATATACAATATCCTTAAGAACGAAAGATACCTTTTTGAGGGTAAAGACCAAATGGAATACATGGTCATAGAAGACCTGGACCCAAGAGACTTTGACCCAGAACATACTCCCAAGGGTGGAGCTAATGCTTGGGGATTAGAGGATGAAGAAAGTGTTTATCGAGGTATATCGGCTTTAAAGAAAGGTCCATATACCATGGTGATTGATGACACTCCGGTTATCAAATATAAAAATTCCTTAAATAAGAGTTTGGGTATTTATAGTGTTACAGTGAAAGTTCAGCATTGGAAAAAAGCTAATGCTGAAATACCACTGTACAAACTTTATCATAACTTGTTCAGTAGATATGGGGGGATAGATAAGTGGGCATGGGCAGCTAATGCTAATGCTAATGGTGGTTTAAAGTATACTGAGAGTAAACTTGTTTGTCAGATGCAAGTTGTTGGAAGGCCTTTACTAGCTTCTTCTCAAGTATTAATCTTAGAGAATGTGGGTAAACGATGGTCTGGTCCTTGGTATATAAAACAATGCACCCACTCTATGGATGCAGGTCAGGGATACGTAACTAACTTGGAGTTAGTAAAGAATTCAAGTAGGGCTGGTTCTACCACTTCTAAAACTGGTCTATCTACTCAAACAGTTGTAGCTAATGATGCTAAAGCTAATGCTATAACTTCCAAGGGTAAAGATAAGAAGGCTTTAAGTAATATTAACGAATTAGATTTGAGTTGGACTTACAATGAAGTTGCTTATTTCATCGAATCTGGTATTATGGACAAAGAAGGAAATGTATTAGATGTTAAACGTAGAGATGAGATGGCTCGAAAGAAGGCTTATTATACTGAAGTATTGGCTAAGACTCCAATCGAGAAAGCAGAAGGTATAGCTGTAAGTTCTGGTAGTTTAACTACTTCTTCTGGTAAAGTAATACCTGGAAAGATAACTATCAAGGATATTCAAGTACCAGATGATTATTGGGTTAAATTCGATTACATGGGAGTAGCCATAAAGAGATTCAAAGAATATATCAAGAATAAGGAAGTGAGGTAATTATGGGCTATGAAACTGCAAAGATAATAACTGAAGAAGGCCTAGAGGGTCTTGGAAGGTACTACTCTATTTACCGGGGTATAGTTGTTGATAATAATGATACCGAAAAGAAGATGAATAGGGTAAAAGTATGTATACCAGAAGTAATGGGAGGTACCTTTGCTTGGGCTTTACCGAAAGGACAACATGGTTCAATAAGTAGTGGATTTAAGTTCTTAGCCCCTAAGGTAGGAGATATAGTATTTATTACTTTTGAATTTGGTGATCCTACTAAACCCTTATGGGAATATCATGGTTGGAGTATGAATCAAGTACCCCAACCCTTGGATGGCCCAAATAAGATGGGGATAGTTACTCCAGAAGGTAATCTCATTGTAATAGACGATGATAATGGGAAACTAAATCTTTATTTTAATGGAGATATCTCAGTTTATTCTGAATCTAATGTAGTGGTATCAGCTAATAAGGATATCAATGTATCTTCAGGTGATACCCTTATATTAAATACCGGAGAAAATCAGGGGTTAATCAATATTGCTCAACTAACTGAAAAACTAAATCAAACTATCCAAGAGCTAGAACAACTTCGCAGTATGTTCAATTCTCATGTACACTCAGGTGTAACTACTGGACCAGGTTCTTCAGGTCCTACAGTAACTCAAGTAACTAAACCTTTCTCACAATTCGTTGTAGACGATTATGAGGATAAAACCTGCATACACTAATGGAAAAGAATTACTTTACAGACTTAGTTGGTATAGGTGTAACTTATCCTATCCAACTTACAACTAATGAAAAGGGTGAAAGAGGTTGGTACCCAGTAAATGGTGATTTCAAACTTATCAGAGATAATATAAGTTCAATATTATACTACATGATAGGCCAGAGATTTCGACAGGAAAACTTTGGTAGTAAACTATGGCAATGTATTGAGGAACCAAACTCACAAGCCCTAAGTTTTATAATTAAAGAGTTTTTAAAACAAGCCATAGGTGCTTGGGAACAAAGGATAACCTTCCAAAATATCACAGTTACTAGAGTTGATGCAAAAATACACATAGAAGTAACATATGTAGTAAATGGAACAAATTCCAGTCAGTACCTCGATATCACCTATGACCGGTCGGATAATTCATTAAATACACAATAATATGGGAATCACAAATAAATGGCTTAACCCATACCAGAGGTCTTATCAACAGATTAAGGCCAAGCTGGTTGAATCCCTTATGGGACTCAAAGACCCTCAGGGTCAGAAACTCATAACGGATTATTCGGAGGGGAACATCTTAATTATCATCCTCTCATTGTTTGCGGCAATTGCCGAAGTACTTCACTACTATGTAGATAACATGGCAAGGGAAACCTTTCTACCTACGGCAAGAAGGTATGATTCGGTAGTTAAACATGGAGCTTTGGTAGATTACCATGCTCGAGCAGCAATTGCTGCTACAGTAGATGTAATCTTATCCAGAAGCATTACTGGTAATTCCATTGGAGCTAAGTTAACTATACCTCAAGGTACTCTGTTTACAGATTCTAGTGGTAACTCCTGGTTATCTGCTAGAGATGTAACTTGGTATTCAAATGTAACTACTTGTAAAGTACCCATAGTTCAACACGAGAAGTATACTGCAAGTGCTTTAAATAATATGGTAATACCCACTGGAGATAGAGTTATAATTCATCTGGGTACTCTACCCAATGGTAAGTATTATGAACAAGGTTCTATGTCATTGCAGATAGGAGGGGAAACTTGGGTATTAGTAGATACATTTGCAAAATCCAAACCTACAGACAAACACTTTATGGTTTCAGTAGATGAGGCACTTAATCCTTATATAATGTTTGGGGATGGTACCTTTGGTAAGAAACCAGCAGCAGGTACCAAGATAACTAATGTAGTATTCTACTTAACCAATGGTACTCAGGGTAATGTAAAGAGTAATACCATTACTTCTGTACCCTCAGTAATCTCTTCTTCAATTACTGATGCTACCGTAAGTAATGCTTACGATGCCGGAGGTGGTTCAAACTATGAAAATTTTACAATGCTCAAAGAACATATACCTTTGAGTGTAAAGACTTTGGGAGTAGCAATTACCAAAGAAGATTTCGAAAGTTTGGCAATGTTGGTTGATGGGGTAAACAAAGCTAAAGCCGATTATGAATGTGGTAGAAAGCTTACGGTATATATCAGCCCCGATGGTGGAGCTGTTGCTTCTTCCGAATTAATAAATAGGGTATACAACCTACTATCTCAAAGAGCCCCTATGACCACATGGTTAAAGGTTAAATCTGCAGGCAAGGTTCAGATTATTCTAGAGATGGAAGTTACTGGTAAGAAGTCTTATAAGACTCCCGAGATACAAACTCAAATTCTTACGGCATTATATAATGCCTATTCTCCGGAGCAAGCTCAGATAGGTGGAAGCGTAAGGTTATCAGATATCTATGCCTTAATAGATAACTTATCAACAGTGGATTACCTTCACCTTACTAAGTTCTATATTAAACCCTGGCCTACTACCTTCTATGGTAATAAAGAATTGAACTTGGGTCAGTTTAAATTGAATAAGGCTAAAGGGTCTATGACTTACTATATTACCTTCAATTCATCTACTACCTTTACAGTACGTTCTGTATCTAATGGGTATATAGCTACTGGTACTGTAGGTAATTCTATACAGGTAATAGATAAGGCTAATGGCTTTGACTTCTCTTTGGATATTCAGAACAATAGCTATCAGTCTGGTTACAGATATTCTATTACGGTATCAGAACCTAACCATGACTATGAAGACCCTGGCTTTAATTTACCAGTATTTGAAAACGCTTCACAATTGACTTTAACCGTAAACGAAATCGTATAATGATAAACCTCAAAAATCTAATCGACTTTTTGCCATTCGAGTATAAAGCTCAAGATACCTATAAGGTAAATGGCAAAGGCATCTTAGAGAGGTTTCTAGAAATTTGTGGAGAGCATTTTGAAGATTACATTACAAAGGATATTGAGAATATCTTGGACATTATTGATATAGATAAGGCTCCGGATATGTATCTCAATTTCCTTTGGCAATTCCTCGGAGAAATGCCCTTTGCTTATGGGAACACTATAGATGCACAGAAATGGGCAGAGTACTTTAATGGGTTCTACTCCGATGCTAAACTCCAAGAGTTATCTAAGCTTTGGATAATACCAAAGGAGGGACCCTTTACTTTAACCAGTACTCAAGTAAGAAACATCCTGAAGTATTCAGTATCCCTTTTCAAGATAAGAGGTACTTCTGAATTCTTCGAAATAATGATGAGGCTATATGGGTTAACCTGTATAGTATCAGACCCATCAAAATCGGATAACTACGATGGTTGGATAAAAGGCCACCCATACTTTGACCAGTATTATCAGTATGACGATAGATATACTTTCGATAATACTTTTAATTGTTCTCAATGTATTCCAGTAACCTTTAGACTTACTGGGCATGGATATACTTCCAACTCGGATGCTTTTAAAAAATTTCGGGAAGCTGTAGAAAGTTTCTTTACCAGATTTATACCTTATCACGTATCCTTCAACATAGATTATGGTTTTACGATAAATGATGGGTATTCTATTAAAGCCGAATTAGTAAACCCAGGTCAACCTAACCTTATTACTTCAGAAGTAAACGAGGTATTAGTAAGAGTAACCGTAACTTCTGATTGGCACAATGCAGATTTAAGATATCAAATCTCAAGCGATAAAGTTAATTGGGGTTATACTAAACATGAGAGTGGTTCAGTATTTAGTATACCAAGAGCAGGTACTTATTATTTTAGAAGTGTTGGAGATATCTCTAAGATAACTCAGATCACCGTACAACAAGAAACCTATAATCGCTCATACAATATTTCATGTGAACCTTTAACCGATAGGATAACTTCGAATAAGTTAAAGGTTAGTACTGTAGTAAGGGCTAGAGTAACTTATAAGGGTACACAAAAACTTTGCAATGTACGGTTAGTTGGTACTGACCAAGTAAAGATTTCTGGGTTTACTTGGGAATTCGATAAGCCTGGTACTTACATATTCGAGATTGTAGAATTCCCGGTAAAGCAAACCTCTTTTGTTGTAACCCAAGAAGAGATTGCTTATAAGGTAATATGTACACCTTCTGAATTTAGGATTGGAGATAAGCAATCTATTAAGGATGCAGTTACTACTCTTACCATAACCTCTAATTATCCAAACTCATTCACCGGAGACTTATACTGTAAGTTAATCGGTGATACCAAAATCTTTAAGAATGGTGATAAGTTTGCAGCTAGTAGTTATGGTACTTATAAATTTAAATGTACTCTGGACAAAAGGGAAACCGATGAGGGTGTAGGTATCTTTGAAGTGGCTTCTGGTAAAACGGCAATTTATCGAATCAGTATTAACCCCACTACCTCTACTTTATATGGTGGTTCTGCTAAAACTACAGTAAAGATACAACGTATCTCAGGTAATGGAGATGACTATAGAGTAAGAGTGGTGGAGACTGGAGAAACCTTCAATGCTAGACAAGGATATGTATATACTACTAATAAAGCCGGTACTTATACTTTCCAATCAGTAGCTTACCCTACTGCTAAGTCTATTTGGGTAGTTAAGAATGTTCCAGTAGGGTACCAGAATAAACTAAATATAGTTCCTTCGAATATTGCCGATAAGAATTGGAAAGAACCCGATTGGTCATTACCAGAGGACCAGATAGATAGTACTTATGCAGTATATGGGTTGGTTGATGAAACTTCTGCTTGTAGATTCCATCTTGAAGAAATGAAAGATGGAATGAATGTAAGTGGTACTGTAGTTTGTGAAGAAACTGATGAAATATATGATTTGGGGGATGAGATAAACCTTACTAAAGCCGGTACTTATACTTTCGTTGCTAACGACGGTTCTTCTTTAAGATGTCAAGTAATTCTTGAGGATTACCCTACCATCATAGAATTAACCATTGACCCAGATTATGCTGAATTAAAGGGCTCAATAAAACAAGTATCTTGTATAATCAAATGTGTTTCAAATAAACCAGATTTTGATAGTAGAGTTCGTCAGGTTGGTAAGCCTAATACCTTCGATGCTGGGGGGACTGGTTATGAATTTACTACGGCAACTGCTGGAGAATATGATTTTGAATCGGTTGCAGATACCTCCATAAGGGCTAAGTTTACAGTAGTAGATGCCGACCTTTTAAGTGTTAATCCCCGAAAGTTGGAATGGGCTCATGATGATACTTCCGAGAAGACATTTACCATTACCACTTATAGTAATCAATCTTGGACAATCGAAGAAGTATGATAAAGAGCACAATAGATAATGTAACAGAGACTACTACTCAGTCTCTGTTTAAAACCTCAATGATAGGTTTATTTGGAGAATGTACTCAAATCTTGTATGACCTTAGATGGATGATTTTACTTGCCATCATCTTAATATTATCAGACCTATGGTTTGGTATATCTGCAAGTAGAGTACAGGGTATAGCTATTAGAAAATCTAGAGCTGGTAGAAAAACTTTAAACAAGTTGGTAGATTATATATGTTATATCCTACTTGGGGCAGTAATTGGGAAAGCAATCGGGGAACCCTATGGAGTAGACCCAATGGTTGTATCTATTACAGTAATGGTACTATGTTATTGCTTTGAGATAGATAGCATATATGGACATATATGTGAAATACATGGTATTAAGAAACAGTATAGTATCTGGAAGATAATCTTCAAGTTATTTACATTTAAGTTTAGTGAACTCGGAGAAGCTTTCAGGGATATGGCAGAACAGAAAAATAATTTTAAAAATACGAAGAACAATGAAAACGTACTTTAAGTATGAAGGTATAATCAAATCAAAGGAAGCAGCAGAGGCAATTGCTGCTCCCTCTGGTTTGGGACCATTCTGTGGATTTGGCTCAGCCTCCATAAATGGTAATAAATTAGTAGTATCTCCTCAAGGAGTTTCTGGTAGTAAGTATGCTAATATAATCAAGGATAGGATTATGGCAAGGTATATGGCTAAGGCTTCCGAAGATGGAGAATTACCTGATATAAACTTTGGATGTATTTCAAGGGATGGTTATGTATTTATCTCTGATGAACAAACCCTTACTATTGAAAATATTCAGGGTACTCAGGGCTCTACTGAAGAGGTATTACTTTTTGCAGTACATACTATGATATCTGAACCTGTAGATAATCCGGTAGATTTTGTAGCCTATTGGAATGAATCTTCAGAAAGCTTCTATGACTTGTTTAAAAAGTCTACGGATATTTACTACCCTATCCCCGAGGAAAATCGTAATCCCAATGTACTTACTAATGATTCCTATTCTGATTATAATATGACATTTAGCAATCTTCTAGAAATGGTAGAGACTGCTTGTCCATATTATTCTAATAATAAAAATTCTGTTGTTCTTATAGGCATTTATGGAAAGGGAACCGATGCTATGACTAAGAGAAATGAAAATTTCTCTATCGTCCCATATCAAGGTAAATTCCAAGAGATCCCTTACACTACTGCTACTCATAGTATGATGAAGGAATCTATCAAGAGAACCGAACAGAACAATAGTGGGTTTCCAGTAGTTGACAAATCTGGTAATAAGTTAAACATCAAACAATATATTGATGCCCAATTAGAAGCTCTTAGAAAAGAATTTGCTAATTCTCTAAGTACTGCAAATCTCCCAATAGGTTCAATCATACTTTGGGAATCCGATGTAATACCCGAGGGTTGGGCAGAATATACAAAGGCTTCCGGTAGAATAGTTATCGGTTATCAAGCTGGAGGTATTCAAATTGGCGATGAGGTGATGTTACAAAATATAGGAGATTATTATACTCCTTCTAATGGGAACTTCGTAATCAATATTAAGGGGGATGACTTACCTAAGCATAGACATGCTCTTGGTGTATCAAACGGTACACAGGATGATGCTAATAAGTGGCAAAATGTTCGTCCCCAGTCCTTCTTTAATAGAGAGACTGGTTTAAATGGAGACCATGGTAGAGGAACCCCTACTAAGGGTATTCAAAATGGTGCTATTGTAGTAAGTTGGAATCTATTGGGAGAATCATTCGTTAATGAAACTTCAGTAGAGACTTTGACTATTGAAAAATTGCCACCGACTATTACATTACGATATATCCAAAAAATATCATCATAAAGTTGTTATTAGTTATTTAGTAGTATTAAAACTCATGTGTATTATTTGTATTGTTTAAAGTAAACCTTTGTTTACAATCTGTGTTTGCATAGTAAAATCAATTAGGGAGGGGCGTTGGGAAACGCCCCTTTTCTTTTGTGTTAATACTTAAGTTCTTCTTTAGCTCGGTCTTCCCAATATTGTATATCTTGCCTAAGCTCTGAGATATATCTCATGGATTCGTTAGTCTTAGGCATTTCGAAAAATTCGATAAGCATTATATTAGTTATTCGAGTACTATTTTCAAGCCTCTCCTTGATAAAAGGTGGAGGAGTAATTAATACCTCAAACAAAAGATAAGCATCTGGAGAAAGCTTATCCTTCATATAAGTATACATCATATCGAGCATTTCAGATTTAGCTTTCTCTTCTTCACTATCATCCTCTAATTCTTTATCATTATCGAATAAGTCATCGAGTTTAAAGAGGCTTTGATTATACTCTGCCTGTTCTCCGTATGCAGAACGAAGCAATTTGTTTTTGAATGTACTAAGTGATGCAAGGATTCTTGCTTTAAGATGTTCTTCAGTACATTCACCATAGTATTTGTTGAAAACAAATAACATCTTATCCCAGAAATAAGATTGGATAATATCCGGTGTAAGATTAAACCGTTTATAATCAATCTGTCTGGTAAGGTTTCTAATTACTGGCTTACAGACTTTATAAAGTCTGTTGAAAGTAGCTTCATCATATTCTTGCATAGGTTTTAATCTATGAAGCTCTGAACCGTTATTTCCTTTACTTTTTCCCATGTTTTTAAATATTCGTTATGCAAATATAAGTATTTTTTCTTATATAAAATAATAATATTAAATATTCGGGAGCTTAAGGTAGTGGATTAGTAGTTTCTAGATAGATGTCAACATACTTAGAACTATCTCGGTACTATCAAAATCTATTAGTTTATATAATATTGCAATATAGATATGAAGAAATTTAAAGACAACATCAAGTTCAGTTTTTCTCCTGAGTTTCAATTCGAGATACTCAGGTTTGTTTTAAAAGACAAGGAAGGAGGATTAGTACTCAAAAGGATTAAATCCAATTACCTGGTTCTCATAGAACACTCCCTTATCTTCGAGGGTATATCAAAATATTTTAAGAAGCAAGGCAGAATGCCCTCTGAGAATATTCTAAAGGAAGTATTAAAAGAGTTACTAGAATCCAAAACCTATGTGGATTTGGTAACTAAGGATGATATACCCAATATCAATAAACTAATAAGTAATCTTTATCATATACCACTATCTGATTCTGATTACATAAAAGAAAAGATATATCAGTTCTCTACTTATGTTGAGATGAAGAACTTAAATGATTCATTCGACTTGGATAACTTCGAACAATACGAAGAATATTCAAGGAAGATTGAAAAGGTACTTCAGAAAAGTAAACCTAAGAAAGAAGATGAACCCTTATATATGATTCGGGATATTACCGAGAGACAGTTTAGAAGACAAT